CCTAAAAAGGCCGCAAAAGCATAATAAATGGCAAAAATAAGCGCTGGTATATTAAAGCAGGAACTTCTAAAAAGGGCCGAAAAAGCTAAAAAAGCTTCGGAAAAGCCCCAATTTACCCTAGAACAGTACTGCTTTGATAAACAGTTAGCGTTCATTCAAGACCCCGCCAAGTTTAAAACCGCAGTCTGCAGCCGTCGTAGTGGAAAAACTATTAGTTGTGCGGCAGACCTGATGCATACTGCTATAAATCAAATAGGCGATTGCGCCTACATCACTTTAAATCGAATTACCGCTAAGCGAATTATTTGGCGCGAACTGATAAAAATTGACAAACAGTTTGAACTTGGATGTACCTTTGATAATACGGAATTAACAGTTAACACCCCCAACGGCAACAAAATATATGTTACTGCCGCCAAAGATGAGTCAGACGCTGAAAAACTACGGGGTTTGGCGCTAAGAAAAATTTATATAGACGAGTCTCAGTCCTTTAGGGCCTTTATTGAAGGTCTTATTGATGACGTGCTGATACCTACTCTAACAGATTATGATGGCTCCTTAGTGCTAATAGGAACTCCAGGGCCCGTTCCTTCCGGCTACTTCTACAGCGCAAGCCATAATCTGGAGTGGTCTAACCACCATTGGACTATGCAGGACAACCCTTGGATAGAAAAAAAGTCCGGAAAATCTGCCGCAAGAGCCATAGAGGAAATTTGCAGACGCCGCGGAGTTACCCAGTCTGACCCTAGTATTCAACGGGAGTATTTTGGTCAGTGGATAAAAGACGATAATGCGCTAGTTTTTAAGTTTAATCCGGCAATAAATACTTATGCCCACATGCCGTCCGGAGACTGGCAATATATATTTGGGATAGACATTGGGTTTAATGACGCAGACGCCATTGCAGTAATGGCTTACGATTTTAAGCAAAACACATCTTATTTGGTTGAAGAAATTGTAAAGCCTAAACAAGATATTACCAGTCTTGCGGAGCAAATAAAGCATTTGCAGTCTAAATATCAGCCTATAAAAATGGTAATGGACGCAGGAGCTCTAGGTAAAAAAATCCAAGAAGAATTGCTGCACAGGCACGGCCTGGTACTAGAGGCGGCAGCAAAAGAACGCAAACACGAGTTTATAGCGCTACTAAATGGTGATTTAAGGTCCGGAAAGTTTAAAGCTTTTGAAGGCTCTAGATTTGCAGAAGACTGTGACCGAGTTGTTTGGGACTGGGACGACCCTGCAAAGCCTAAAATAAGCGATAAGTACCACAGCGATATTTGCGATTCTGTGCTTTATAGTTGGAAAGCGGCTATGCACTACATTCCTAAGGCCGTTAAAGAGCCTAGAATGGACATTAGGAGCCCTGCTTGGTTGGAAGCTGAGGAGGCTAGGCTGGCAGAAGAAGTGGAGCTTAAAAAGCAAGGCCATATTCAAGACTGGGGCGTAGACCAGGACGATTTAGACTCAATCTTTAGCTACGACAACGATACAGATGACATGGGCTTTTAAGGAGCAAAAATGATTAATGATTTAGAAGAGTTAAAAGATTTTATGCAGTGGTGCGCCGTTAATGGCCTTAGAAACGTGCAAATTGGAGATGTTAAGTTTGAGCTTTCCGATTATGCCCTTACTAAGCACCTATTAGACCTAGAACAGGCCCAATCTGCACCTTTAAAGGACACAGAAAGCACATCTAACTCCTCAAAAACTATGGCTGATACTGCCGCAGAAGACGAGGAAATACTGTTTTGGTCCTCTAAAAGCTAAATCATACTATAAAAGCCCCTAATTCACAATTCCTACCCCTATCTGGGGTACAAAGGGCTATTAATGGACATTCAGAATACAGACTATCATTGGTACAAAGAAAAAAACCCACACCAGCAAGTATTTAACTATATAAACTATTTGGACCAAAACCAGTCTTACCGGCAACTAGAAAACCTACGATACATGAGACTATATGGTAACGCTGAGTTTGTCGGCACAATGATGCAAAACTTTTTTAAAGCAGAACAAGCCTACAACACGCAACATAGAGTTACTTTAAATGTGGTTGGCAGCATGATTGACACTGCAGCCAGTAAAATTACTAAAAACAAACCTAGACCTTATTTTTTGACAGATGGTGGCGATTGGAGTCTTAAACGAAAAGGCGAAAAACTTACTAAGTTTATTGATGGCGCGTTTTACGGCTGTGATTTTTATAATAAAGCGGCTATGGCCTTTAAAGATAGCGCTATTTTTGGCACCGGATGCTTAAAGCTTTTTTCTCAAAACGGGGAGCTTAAGGCCGAAAGAGTTTTTATCGACGAAATTATGGTAGACGACACCGAATGTATTTATGGTGAGCCTTTGCAAATGCATCAAAGAAAATGGGTACACAAAGAAGTGTTGAAAGCCACTTTTCCAGACTCTGCCGGCGCAATTGAAGCGGCAACAAGCCCTCTTACTCCTAATACTAACTTTGTCACCATGTCTGTTAAAGGCGACCTTATATTAGTCATTGAAAGTTGGAAACTGTCTGCCGGCGGTAAATCAAAAGGCAAGCACACAATCTGTATTCAAAATCAGACATTATTTGAAGAAGAGTGGACCAAAGACTATTTTCCGTTTGTTTTTTGGCGCTGGAATAAAAAACCTATTGGGTTTTGGGGCCAAGGTATATCTGAGCAGCTTACTGGCCTGCAATTAGAAATAAACAAAATTCTTAGAACTATTCAAGTGAGTATGCACCTAGTTTCTGTCCCTAAAATATTTGTTGAGGCCAGTTCTAAAATTGTGTCTGCCCATTTAAATAATAAAATTGGCGGCATTATTAAGTATGCGGGCACCGCTCCTACAGAGGGCAAACTAGGCTCTATTCCAGTGGAGCTTTTTAGTCATTTAGACAGGCTTTATAACCGGGCTTATGAAATTGTTGGAATAAGCCAACTAACTGCTCAAAGCGAAAAACCAGCTGGCATTAACTCCGGAAAAGCTCTTAGAACCTTAAATGACGTTCAGTCTGAGCGGTTTACCATGGTTCTTAAAGACTATGAATCTCAGTTTATCACCGCAGCTAAAATAATGATTGACCTTATTAAGGATATTGCCGGAGAAAACGGAGATTTTACCGCAAAAGTTCCAGGCAAAAAGTTTTTAGAGACTATTAATTGGAATGACGTACAACTAGAAGACGACCAGTATATGTTGCAAATTTTTCCAACGTCTGCGCTAAGCCAGGAACCTGCTGCACGGTTTCAAGAAGTGCAGGAGCTGCTTCAAGCCGGTTTTATCGCCAAAGAAGATGGGCTTAAATTGCTTGACTACCCAGACCTTAAGTCTTATTACAATATGGCTAATGCCGGTGTAGAAGACATTGAGCGGCAAATTGAACTTATGGTGGAAAAGGGCGAATATCAAACGCCAGAACCGTACCAAAATCTGCAATACGGCATAACAAAAATGCAACAAGCTTATTTAATGTACCGGCAAGATGGGGCTCCAGAAGAAATGCTGGACCTGTTCCGACGGTGGATTGAAGACGCTAAAGAGCTTATGGACAAAGCCCAGCAAGAGTTATCTGCACAGCAAGCGGCTGCGGCACAGCCTCAAGCGGTTCCTGCAGCAGCTCCTGTTAGCGACTTATTGCCTAACGCCCCGCAACAATAATACTAAACAGCACTTTAATGAAACAAAGCCGGTTAAAACCGGCATAAAGTAATAAAGCCTTAAATGGCAAACCTAGGAGAAATAATGTCTGACGAAACACCGGTAATAACGGAAGTTGCCCAAGTAGAAGGTACCATAGTAGAAGAGCAAGCTGCGCCACCCGCAACACCTCCTGCTCCTGAAGCCCCAAAACAAGAAGATAAGTTTGCTGCCAAATTTGCTGCGCTCAGTAGACAAGAAAAAACAATCAAGCAAAAGCAAGCCGAATTAGCCCGAAAAGAGGCTGAAATTGCCGCCAAAGAAAAAGAGTGGCAAACAAAGCTTTCAGAGCGTGAACAAGAACTAGGCGCCGTAAAAGGTAAATACGATAAATTTAAGTCTAATCCACTGGCTGCTGCAGCTGAAGAGGGTTACGATTTTGAAGCGTTAACAAGAATGCAATTAAATGAGCAGAATCCCACGCCGGAAATGCTCATTGCACGCGTTCAAAAAGAAATGGACGCTAAATACAGCAAGCAACTAGAGGAACTAAAAGCTCAACTTGCCGAAAAAGAAACAAAAACAAAGCAAGAGCAAATTGAACAGGCTCAAGCAAACTACAAAAAGTCTATTGCCTTAGCGGTAGAACAGAACGCTGAAAAATATGAACTAATTGCCAACACGCCTTATAACGGGACTGAAAACTCAATAGACCTGGTATATGAAGTGGTGGAAGAATTTTACAATAAGAACCAAAGAGTGTTAGACGTCCAGGAAGCGGCTGACATGGTTGAAAAACACCTGGAAAATGTAGAGCTACAAAGAAGAGAGAAGCTAAAGAAGCTCAAACAAGCTTCAGTCCCCGCTGCCCAAGCTATTAAACCGGCAGCAAAACAGACAGCGCCAACTCTGTCGAACTCTCTGGCCCAAGAGAGCCCAAAAAATGGCCCAAAACCTATGAGCAGAGAAGAAAGTCTTAAAGAAGCAGCTAAGCTGATTCGTTGGGAAGAGTAAGCTCCATTCGGAGGCTCCACAGCTAAGGAGCAAATAATACAGCCTAAGCCGGCAATAACGCACGGTACGGCTATTAACCCTGATTAGGGCTACAAAGCAACTAATTAGGACAAATAAGGAAAAACATAAAATGTCTTTAGATTTAACAAGTTTTGCAGCTGCACTTAAAGTGCACTATACGAATGACAAAGTTGAGAACATGGTATAGGTATGCCACATCACTAAGGAATTAGTGATTGCCAACTGGGCAATATCGGTGGAACTCCAGATTTTAAGGGAAAAAACTGGACAATACCGAGGTAACTTGATAAGATAAAAAGTATCGAGAACCGTAACGCTTAGAGGACTGAACCTGTGAATTGTTTTTGTGGTAAAAAATTAAGGGCTGATAATATGATAGGAGTCTGTAGGACTCATAGAAATCAGTCTGCGCTAAGAAAACAATATATGAAGTTATACGCAAAAGTACATAAAGAAGGTTTAACTGGCTATAAGAAACAGTATTATGAAAAGAATAAGGAACACCTAAATACACTGTTTTATGCCCGTGTGAAGAATGATTTGAATACTAGATTAGTGCATAATTTAAGGGCTAGACTAAGAAGAGTTTTAAAGCAGAAAAAAACCTTTTCGTTTAGCAAGAGCATTGGTTGTAGTATAGATTTTTTAAAAAAGCACTTGGAGAGCAAATTTCAACCGGGAATGTCCTGGGAGAATTATGGAAAATGGGGAATTGACCATATATTTCCACTCTCAAAAGCTGATAGCCAAGAGCATATGAAAAAACTGAATCATTACACAAATCTTCAACCACTTTGGAATGCGGATAACATCAGAAAAAGTAACAGAATATAAACCTCCACGAGTGCCTGGCACCAAGAACTGGTGAAAATTTAAGCTGAACTTATAGGTAACTATAAGAAGTAAGGGGTAAAAAACCCATACGATAACAGATTGATACTTTGATAACCCATTGCTTGCCATGATTCCAAAAATGACGGATTTCGGTGGTAAGAATTTGCCCATTAACTAGGAGTGGCGTATCGTAGCAATATGATACGAAAATCGGGCAATATCGGTGAAAATTTAGTAAATCGTATAGTTTACTGGACAACGCCGAGATAAGTTAGTAGAGTAAAAAGTACTAACCATCGTAGAGCATAGGAGCTGAACCCGTGAAAACGGAATATAAAGCTGAAGCACAACTTACCGCTGAAATAGCAAATTCAACAGCGGCCCAAGAGTGTCCGACACCTCAAGTAGGTGATAACATATGCCGACCTTTAGTGACAAAAACTTGTAAGAACTGTGAAAAGGACCTTTATATACATTTATTTTATTTTAATAAGACCAAAAATACTTTTTTCTCTGAGTGCAAAGAGTGCAATAAAAAACGGTCTGCAAAATGGAATAAAACAAATAAAGAGCAGTATAGGGCAAATTGTAAAAAACATAAAATAGAAAATCCAGAATTATACGCAGAATATAAGAAAAAAGAGTATAAGAAAAATATAATGCGGTATAATAATTACGGAAAAAGTTACAGAAAAAGCTCCCATGGGAAAGCAACTAGAGAGTCCCTAGGGAGAGAAAGAGAGCTTAGAAAACGTAATGCAACTCCTAAATGGCTATCAAAAAACCATAGAGAAGAGATGAAACGGATTTATCTAAATAGACCGGAAGGATACCATGTGGACCATATAGTACCTTTAAAAGGGAAAAATGTGAGTGGTTTACACGTTCCTTGGAATTTACAATACTTGCCAATTGCTGACAATATACGCAAAAGAAACAAGTTTTAAGAATTAAAGAAATTAGGATAAAAAGCCTAATGATAACAATGACTTAACTGTCCTATTATATACGGTAACCCACAAAATGCGTCTGCTACTTTTGCAACCGCACAAGCTGGTTCTAGCACGTCTAAGCTTAAGGACTTCGTTCTTACTCGCGTAAAAGACTATTCAATAGCTTTTATCGACAACGAAACTCTTGAGGCTTCAAAAGGTAACGCAAATGCGTTCCTAGATGCAGCAACAACAGAGATTAAGCACATCAGTCTCCTAGCAGCGTAATCTGCTAGAAAAACTGGACAAAAACGGTGAAACTCTTACTATAAGCAATTTTAAAAAGTAAGACAATACCGTGCTAAATTAGAAACTAAAAAGCTCTAATCAGTGTAACGCATAGAAACTGAAACCTGAAAAGGAATAAAAAGTTTCCACGAGTGTCCGGCACCCTAAACGGGTGAAAATATATGCTGAACTTATAGGTAACTATAAGAAGTAGAGGATAAAAAGCCCCTACGATAACAGCACTGTGATGGTGCAATTAATTCATGCGCTCGTTCTTTGGCAGTAGCCCTTTACCGCTCTGGTTCTGGTTCTATTGGCAGAGTATCAAGCACTTCAACAGTAGCTTCTACAACCATTTCATTGTCAAATCCTGATGATGTTACTAACTTTGAAGTTGGTATGGTTATCGTTGCTTCTACTGCTGATGGTGGTGGCTCTGTAGAGTCTGGTTCTGTTACCGTTACTGGTATTGACCGTGACCTTGGAACTTTATCAGCTGCGGCCAACTGGTCTACTGGTATTGCTACTATAGCTACTGGCGACTATCTGTTTAAAGCAGGCGATTACGACCTAAAAATTAAAGGTCTTCAAGCTTGGTTGCCAAACAGCGCTCCTTCTAGCACTGCATTCTTTTCAGTAGACCGAACTTCTGATGTTAGCCGTTTGGGCGGTATCAGATTTGACGGTTCTGGAATGCCAATCGAAGAAGCTCTTGTGAAAGCTGCTTCTAGAGCTGCCCGTGAAGGCGCAAAACCAGACTATTGCTTCATGAACTACAGTAAATATGCTGACCTTGAGAACGCTCTTGGTTCAAAAGTTATTTACACAGACATGAAAATCAATGCTGAGATTTCTTTCCGTGGAATTTTGATTAACGGCCCTCGTGGACCAATCAAAGTTATTCCTGACCAGAACTGTCCTAGTGACCGAGCTTTCATGTTACAATTGAACGTTTGGAAACTTTACAGCTTAGGAAAAGCTCCACAAATCTTGGACACAGACGGTCTTAAAATGTTACGTCAAGCTTCTGCTGACGGCGTTGAAGTTCGTATTGGTTACTACGCTCAAGTAGGATGCCGAGCTCCTGGATTCAACGTAAATATTAAATTAGCGTAAGTTATTAATTTAACTTAGGTTTTTTGGGCCCTGGTAGAAATACTGGGGCTTTTTTATTTGCCTTATTCACGCCCGTTATACTTTAATAGCCTTTAATCACTGTCAAGAACTAATTTGCACCCTATTAGCGACCAATTAAGGTCCAATTTGCTGCCCGAAAGCTGCCTAAGCTTAACGGCCAGACTAAAAAGGAGTCAATATGGCAAATCGAAATTTTAACAGAAAGCAAGCCCTAGAGAAAGAAGTAAAGGAAATTTACGCTAAACTTACTTTTGGTTCTTCTGGAGCAGTAACTCTTACTTCAGGATTAGGAGTAGCGTCTGCAGTTAAATCAGCTACTGGTGACTATCTAATTACTCTTGAAGATTCTTATGTCAAACTTATGGCAGTTCAAGGTGTTTTTCTTAGCTCTACTGCAGAAGACATTCGAGTTCAGGTTAAAGCTGAAAGCGTTACTAGTGCAAAAACAATCAGCATTTACACCCTTACTGGCGCGTCTGCTACAAACCCAGCTTCTGGCACCGTTTTGCTTTTGAAGTTTGAACTTAAAAACTCTACAGTGTAGTAATAAGCTTTAACGGCTTACTATTATTAAGGGATATTTATGCTAATGAAAGACGATAAAAAAAAGATGGCCAGCATTATTGTTGGAAAAATGGACAAACCGGACGAGGAAATGGAGCCTAAAGAGGGCGCTATTCCTGATGATTCTGTGGCTCTTGAATCTGCTGCAGAAGAGTTGTTGCAGGCTGTGGAGTCCAAGTCTCCTAAAGCGGTAGTAGAGGCTATGAAAAGTCTTATGGACCTTATGGACCAAGATGAGCCTTCTATGGAAGAGCTATCAGCTGAGTAAATTTTTTAAAGGGGTCTTTAGGGGCCCCTTATTGCCGGAGGTATTATTATGACTGTGACATTGTTACAGCTTAGAACTTTGGCCAGACAAAGAGCAGACTTAGAAAACTCTCAATACGTTACTGATTCCGAACTTAATGGCTATATAAACAATTCTGTTGCAGAGCTTTATGATTTGCTTATTGGTTGCTATGATTCTGACTATTTTATAGAAAGTATTGAGTTTAATTCTGTTCCGGGCCAAAATGATTATCAGTTGCCTAATGGGACTTTATATAGCGGTGCTAAACCTTTTTATAAACTTAGAGGGGTAGACGCTAAAATTAATACATCAAATTATTTTACTTTAAGGCCATTTAACTTCAACGAAAGAAATAGAAACGAAGACTTTGCTTGGTCTACGTTGAACGGTCCTTTAGTACGTTATAGACTGGTTGGAGACGTTCTTAAGTTTAGTCCAATTCCTGACGGCATTAGGCCGGTAAGAGTTTGGTACATCCCGCTAGCGCCTATTCTTAGTTCTGATTCTGACACTCTAAAAGATTTGAACGCTTACCATGAATACGTAGTGGTAGACGCGGCTATAAAATGCCGAATAAAGGAAGAACTAGAAATTCAAACTCTTCTAGTTGTAAAAGAACAGCTTAAAAAGCGAATTGAAACTATGGCGCAAAACAGGGATGCTGGTAATCCAGAGTCTGTTAGCGATATTTATGCTGAAAATAACGATTATTGGTTTTTTAAAGGATAGTTAGTGGCTGGTAGCTTAAAGAAGATTAATGCGGCAAATGTTAAGGACTTGAACGAGCTAGGTCGAGTTGTTACTAATTTGCAAGCCAATGTGGCGGACGCTTTAACTCCTTTACAAAACAAACCAATTCTTGATGGCATTTTTCTAAGAGAAGTGGCAATTGTCTCCGGCAGTAACCTAATCCAGCACAAGTTGGGCCGAAAACTGGTTGGTTATTTTGTGGTGAGTCAGTCTGCCGCTAGTACTTTTTTTGACGATATACAATCTACTACTAGCACTACTAGTTTTTCTATAACAGCTACTAGCCCCTGCAAAGTTAATTTATGGGTTTTTTAAAGGAAATTTATGCCAACTACTACTGAAATGGACTTAATATTACCAACACCTACTATGGACGAGGGTACGTGGGGAGAAACTCTTAATACAGCCCTTAATGTGGTAGACGCGCATGACCATACTCCAGGAAAAGGGGTGCCGGTCCCTTCCACTGCTTTGAACGTTGTAGCAGATATTCAACTAAACAGTTTTGGGCTCACAGAAGTCAGAGAGGTAAAGCTTGACGACTTAGGTAGCGCTCAAACAGGAGTTGCTCATTTTAATGCACTTCAAAGCGCTGATAGCAATTTATATTATGTAAATGGGTCTGGTACTGCGGTTCAAATTACAGACGGGTCTAGCCTAGCAACGGCACTAAGTAGCCCGGCATTACCTGCTGGTGCCACAATACCTTATGCCGGCACTAGCGCTCCAACTGGCTGGCTTCTTTGCGATGGCAGCGCGGTGAGTAGGTCCACTTATGCTACTCTTTTTGGAGTTGTGGGTACCGTTTGGGGTGTTGGAGACGGGTCTACCACTTTTAATCTTCCTAATATGAACGGAAGAGTGGCTGTAGGTACCGGTTCTTACACTGACCCTGTTTCCGGTCCCATAACAAGGTCTTTAGCACAGTCAAGTGGAGCAGAGGCTCATGTGCTTATTACTAACGAAATACCTAGCCATAACCACAGTCAGAATCCTCACAATCATAGTATTACAGACCCTGGGCACGCTCACGAAATGGGCCTAAACAGACAAGACGGTGCGAATATTAACGGTTATTTAACAGATGTTACCGCTTCAGTAAAAAACACAGACACGAGAACAGACAATTCTGTAACAGGAATAACTGTAGACAACACTACAGCCACCAATAACGTTACTGGGGGCGGTCTATCACACAATAACATGCAACCATGGGCCGGTCTTCTTTACATTATTAAAACTTAAGGAGCTCCTGTGGCTTTAGACAAGCAAAAAATTCAGGTCTCCATAGTTGGCGGTCTGGACACAAAAACAGACGAAAAAAATATTGAGGGCGTTAGCTTTTTGGACCTTGAGAACTTACGGTTCACAAAAACCAAGTCTTTTACAAAAAGGCCTGGATACGCTGAGAATTCTAGAAATACTGTTTTAGGCTCTGATATTTCTTCAGGCGCGGCTATTACCAGTTTTAACAACGAACTATTAATGTTTGATGGTTCGCAACTTTTTACGCATTTAAATTCTGATGATACTTGGAAGTCTAGAGGCTATTATACTAATGCTATAGCTACGGAAGTACCGGCTATTGGGACCGGAGTCAGTCTGACAGACGTGGAGTTTTTCAGTAATGGAGAACTTACGGCCTATTTGGCTGTTAATAAGTCCGCTGGGTTTTCTGGAGAACAGATGACCGTGAATATAGTTGATAATGCGGACAACAAAGTGTTAAGTACTTTTAATTTTGGCGGGTATAATGGCACTGTAACTAAAAATAAGCTAGGAGTGGGCTTTCTTAACGGCAGATTTTTATTTTTCTACCGAAACGAAGCGGACTCTGGTTTTGTTTATAGATACGTTGATTTGGCTGCTTTAGACACTATTAGCCCCGAACTTCTTTTTGCTGGAGCCTCTGAAATAAAAGTAACAAGCATGTTAAACTCTATTTATGTAGGTACCCTTTCTGGGACTAATGCCAATGTTAGTATTATTCCTACAACATTCATACTTCCTTCTCCGGTTTTAGTAAGCTCTAGCGCTACGTCTGCTCCGGCAGTAACTGAAGAAGACCTAAAAGTTAGGATTCTTTACACTACCGCTTCCGGCCTTTTTACCGCTCTATATAATCAACAAGTTACCGCAGTGCTACATGCTCCGGTTTTAGTGGCCGCAGACGCGTATGATTTTAGCGCTACAAACTATGCTACCGGGCTTAGTGCCATTTATTACAGCTTAAACGGGACCGACGATTCTCAAGATATTTATAGACGTACTGTGGACTCTTCTGGCACTCTTACTACTCAAACAAATTTACTTTATAGCGCTAGGTTTGCCTCTAAAGCAGTGACATACAACGGCCAACCGTATTTCTTTTTTATAAAAGCTTACGAAGAACCTTTTTATGATACTGTGTTTTTGGCGTTTGATGATTTAAACACTGGAGTTGCTAGAATAGTTAGCCAGTACGGAACTAGGTCGGTTCTAAAAGCCGCAACTCTGGATAGCAACATTCCAAATGCTCAAGTGTTGGAAGATGTTATTTTTGGGGCGGGAGTGTTACTCTCTGGCGTACAAGCTTCAATTACCACAAAATTAGTCGTGCCGTCTACCGCTTATAGTTTTAGAGCTGACTTTTCTCAATTGCTAAATTATTTTGACGCGGAACTTAGCAAGAATTTACATATTTCTGGCGGTATATTAAAGCTTTATGATGGGCAGACTGTAACTGAGCACGGATTTTTAGAAATTCCCCCGTCAAGTGCGGTACATACTGCAGATGGGTCTACTTATGATGCGCAAGGCGGTTATTTGTCAGCTGCTCCAACTGTTGCCGGTGTAGATGATGTGGGAACTTTTGTGGAAAATTCAGGCTTATCTACCTACTTGCCCGGCGGTGATTATTTTGTAACCTATATGTACGTTTACAGAGACAGAAATGGACAGACTCACCGCAGTCCTCCTGCCATTCCTTGGAAGGTTACTTTATCTGGTGCTACCAGCTACAAAATGACTCATTATGTTAGAACGCCCACCATTAGCGAAAAAGAGATTATTGAGGTTGAAATTTACAGAACGCAAGCTAATGGTTCCATTCTTTACAGACGGACCGGTTTTAGCGGTACAAATTTTGACCGAATTATTTTGAACAAGTCTGAGAGAAGTGAGGCTTTTAAATCACTATTGGACTTGGACCAGGCTATAGAGCAAGACTTACCAACCCAGCAACCTCTGTACACAAACAGCGGAGAATTGGAGGCTAACAACGCCGCAAGTAGTAAGTATATTATTTCCTATAAAAATAGAATTTGGCTCTTGTCTGGAAATGGTACAAGACTTTATTATAGCAAACTAAACGTACAAGGCACTCCAGTAGAGTTTAATGATAATTTGTACATAGACTTAGACAAATATGGCGGAGATGGTGTTGCTTTAGGCAAATTAGACGACTATTTGGTTATTTTTAAACAGTCTGGTATAAGTATTTTGGCAGGAGACGGTCCTAATAATCTGGGACAGCAAAATGATTATAGACCGCCGAGCCCCGTTCCTACTGATGCCGGTTGCAGTGAGCCTAACAGTATTGTGCAAGTTCCTGATGGCTTAATGTTTAAGTCTCAAAAAGGTATTTATCATTTAAGTAGGCAGCTTAGTGCCACTTACCGGGGTGATAAGGTGGAAAGGTGGAATTCTGACACCATAACTAGCGCAACTCTGTGTGATAAGACTAATGAAGTCCGATTTACTTTAGACAGCAGACGGGTATTGGTCTACGACTATTACCATGGCTTTTGGGTCACAGATACGCTTATAGACGCTATTGATGCGGTAAATCACAACGAGGTCTACCATTATTTGCGGTCTGACGGCAGAGTTAGATATGAGACTCCTGGGGTGTTTAAGGATGTGGGCTCTTTTATAAAAGCTTTTATCCGCACCGCGTGGATTCAATTTGCTGGCATTCAAGGTTACCAGCGTGTTTACAGTCTTCAACTTTTGGGAGGCTACAAGTCTGCGCATAATCTAGTTGCTAAATTTGCTTATAATTTTAACAATTCTAGGCTTCATGAAGCAGTTATTAATGTCACAGGACAAGAATCTAGCACTGCTTACGGAGAAGGTCCGTATGGTGACGGGGTTTATGGCGGTGAGTTTCGGCAATATCAATGGGAAATTATGCCAAAAGTGCAAAAATGTCAAGCAATTCAGTTTACTTTAGAAGACACTCAAGACGGAGAACCTGGAGAATCTTTTAGCTTGTCTAATTTGGCTATGGAAATGGGCGTTATGCAAGGACTCAGCAGGACTCCGAAGGCTCAAAAATTTGGAGCTTCTTAGGACTAATGTGGACAATAATGAGGGTTACATGCCACATAATTTGAGCAATTGGGCTTTATATTTAAAAGAGCGCGAAAGCAAAAATGTGCTGGAATGGCCTAATAGTTTTGTGGTGTGGCAATTTAAAGAGCAGTGGCTTTATGCGATAGATGTATGGGTTGCTCCTGAATTAAGAAAGCAAAAATTGGCTACTGAAATGCTAAATAACCTTACTAATGTTGCGCTTGAGGCCGGTTATAAAAAACTTCTTACCAGCGCTGATTTAAGGGACCCTGGGTGTTCAGTAAGTATACAAGCAATTCTAAATTATGGGTTTAAACCGTTATATGCAGACGGGCAATTTTTATATTTTGAGAAAATTTTAGCAAACAAAAAGGACATATAATGGGAGCAATTTTTGGCGGCGGCGGACAGTCTGGCGCAAATTCTTTAGACGACATTAAGCAAAAACAACTTGAGCAGCAGCAATTAGCTAATTCTCAGTTGCAGCAAGTAGCTCCTCAACAGCAGCAGTTTGCCGACGTGCTGGCTCAAGGAGCGTTGGGCAAAGGCCCTAGTATTGCAGACGCTCAAATGAAGCTGGCCATGGAACAAAGTTTGCAGCAGCAATTGGCGGCAGCACAGGCCCAGCGAGGAGTTAATCCGGCTTTAGCAGGACGTAACGCTCAAATGGCAGCTGCTCAAACTAATTTGGGCATTTCTGGACAAGGGGCTGCTAATAGACTTCAAGAACAGCGTATCCAGCAGTCTGCTTTTCAAAACTATTTAGGTGGACAACAAAACTTTGCTTTAGGAACTGGTAATGCGGCAGCAAATACCGCTAATGCTCAGGCGGAACAACAAAATCACCAAAATGCTATGCTGGCTGGACTTATTGGGACTGCTGGAAGCTTAGCTGGTGCAGCTTTTACAGGCGGTGGCAGTGCTGAGGCTGAGGCTGGAGGCGGTGGTTCTTCTCATAAAAATGGAAACCAAATAATGAAACACAAAGGCGGAATGATTCAGGGCCCTGAGCATGAGTCCGGAGACCATCCGGCCAATGACGTGGTACCTGCATTATTGTCTGGTGGGGAAGTCGTGGTTCCTAAGACCATAGTAGAAAAGGGCGGAAAAGCTGCCGGTGCATTTGTAGATGCGTTAAAACAGCATTATGAACTTAAAGAAAAAATCAAAAAAATGTCTTACGGAGACGTATTAGCTGCTAAGAAGGGAGAATAATATGGCTGATGACCAAATAGTGCCGCCTTATTTACAACCTACTGCTTTGGACCAAGCTTTAACACCAGATATAAATAATCCCCCTGATATGACCGGAGTAAATATTGTTCCTCAAGGTGGAGTTAATTGGCCTGCTGAATCTGGAGTTGTAAAATATCAAAATATAGCGGAACAAGCTCAGCAAAACAACATGGCCCGGCCTCAAGTTCCAGCGCAAACAAAAGAACAGTTACCGTCTCCTGAAAGTTTAGTAGCTGCGAAAGCGCAACCTGCTCCTGCGGGCGCGCAACCTGTTGCACAACCAGCTCCAGTGTCTTATGTAGACCAGTTGAATAAGTTGGCCGCCGATACTAGCGCTCAGTTTGATATACAGAAAAAGGCAGTTCAAGATGCCGCAGACATTGCCACCACGATAGAGACTAAGAAAACAGATTTATATAAGCAACAGGTAAAGTCATCTGAAGATGCTGAAAGGGCAGTAGCTGAGGGATATAAACAAGCCGGAGAACGGGTTGAACAGCAATACCAAGAACGGCAGAAAGCTATTAATGCTTATAGAGAAATGCTTACTCCTGAAAAAGTTAATGAGGCTTTTAGGCCTAACGGCGTGTTTGAAAATAAATCAGTAGGGCAGTCTATTTTGGGCGCTATTGCTATTGGGTTGGGAGGCATAGGTGCTGCAGGTCAAGGGCCGGGAGCAACCAATCAAGCGCTTAGTATGATTATGAAACAGTTAGACAAGGAAAACGAAGGTAAAGTTAATGCGTTTAAAACCGGATTAGCTGGCCAACAAACTTTGGCAGGCGAGGCTTCAAAAAGTGCTCAAATGGCCAGACAACAAGGCTCTGACACTGCTACTAATGCTTTACAGAACAAAGCTTTGCAATTGGAAACTATTCAAGCTAAAATTGAGCAAATGGCGTCTCCATACAAGGGACAGATGGCTCAAGCTAAAGCACAAGAGCTTATTGCTGGGATTCAAAAGGAAAAAAATGCGGTCGAGTCTCTATTTAAACAGCAGCAATTGCAAAGAGAATTGACTAACAGTTTGGGCAATCTTTCTTATGAACAGTATGATAAGCTTAATCCTGCTCAAAAGGCTAGTATTCCTGAGCCAATAAGAAAGCAGTACGAAGATATGAAAGAAAGTTTTGTTCCTGGTTACGGTGTGGCCGGTAATAAGAATCTGGCGCAGGAGTTTATTAAGCAAAAAGATGCTGTTGAGCCTGCTTTAGCAGGGTTGAAACGCGTTGATGATTTAGCTAATAACTATAACAAAATTTTAGGATTAACAACTCTTGAAGGTAGAAATCAGAGGGCTAAGATTCAGTCTGAAATTGTCAGTATCATTGGTAGCTTAAGAATTCCTCTTACTGGTCCTGGAATTTTAACAGATGGTGAGGTTAAGAGGTTGAAATCCATTATAGGTGACCCCTCAGACTTTTTGTCGTTGAGTTCTACACAAAAAGCTCACAGAGATGAGATGAAGCGCATATTAGAAGATAATTTAGCGCAAAAAGCTAAAGGCGCAGGTTTACCGGTTAAATCAGGAACGGATTTTGAAGCTGAGCAGGCTGCAAAGTTCGGACGTTCTAAACCAAAATTTTAGTAAAGGGGCGTTATGCCAGACACTATTATTCCTCCAGCATTGGTTCCTAATGAGGTTGCGGCTACTCCGGCATTAACTCCTCAAACCGCGTTAGCTCCCCAACCAGAAGCGTCTGTAACCGCAGTGTCAGAAGACCCTGCAGCTCCTGAGTCCACACAATATTTGGTGGATTTAACCGCTAATAAAACTGTTAAAGTACCATCTAGTCATGTGGCTCCAATGGTTTTGAGCGGTAAATATCAGTTACCTGATTCTGGCTCTCAATATGCTGTAGACAAAAACGGACAATTAATGCAGATAGAAAATTCTAAGTACGCAGACGCCATCAAGTCTGGATACGCCCTTCCTGCTTCTGATGAAGACGTGAGAAAGGAAATGTATCAGCAAAAGTACGGAGATTCTGAATTTACTGCGGCTGCTGCAGGAGCTTTAAGAGGCCTTACTCTAGGCACCTCCGACTTAGCTATCACTGCAGTTAAACCAAGCCTTAGGGGGCCTTTAGTTGGCCTACAAGAAGCTAATCCTGTTTCTAGCACTTTGGGAGAAGTTGGTGGTACAGGGGCTAGTCTACTTATTCCGTTTGGTCCTGCTGCTGTAGCAACAAAAGCAGGATTAGTCGCAGAAAGAGCTGCTGCAAAAATGTTGGCTAAAGGCGCTGCGGAAGCTGGCCTTAGTAGTAAAGTTGCTGCTTCCGTAATTGAAAAGTTTGCTCCAAAAATTGCAGGGTCTGCAGTTGAAGCTTCTTTGTACGGAGCTGGTGGGCTTGTTTCTGAGTCTGCGCTTGGCAAGGCTGATTTTAATGCGGAAAACTTAGCAGCGTCTGCCGGAGTTGGTGCGTTATTTGGTGCCGGGCTTGGTGCTAGTTTTGCTGCGTTAAAAGAGCTAACCCCAGTGGCAAAAAGTGTTGGCGGTAAAGTTCTTGGTATTGCTGACGATTTTTCAGATAAAGGCACAAATGCTTTAGAGTTGATGGGCGTTCCCAAATCTAAAAGTGAAAAGATTATGAGATTTGATAAGGACTTTGATAAAAAAGTTGCTGAGGCTATTAAAAACCCAGAGAAAATAGGTGTTAAAGAGCTAGATAGCATTGAAACTATCGCTACAAAAGTAGAAGCGTATAAAGAGCGAGCCGGTAAACAGATTGGTGATGCTCTAGAGCAAATTAAGCAGGCGGACCCGGCCTTATTGCCGGATGCAAAGCAGGTATATAGTGAACTTGAAAAGAAGTCCTACAAGTTTGCAAAAGAAATGGAACTAGCTGAAGGTATTACTGCTCCTGAAAAAGCTGCCGATTACGCTGCTGCTAGACGGTTTGAAGACACTTATGCCACTTTAAGAAAAGGTGTTGCGGAAGGGCAAAAACTGGATATAGACACGCTACAAAAAATGAGACAGTCTTTAGATGACGCTTCAAAGTTTGACGTGATTAAAAATCAAGACCCGGCAAAAATTGCTATAGCAAAACAACTTAGACATGTGCTACGAGAAGAAATTGATAATTTAGCTAATAGAGTTGGTTCTGAAGTTGGTACCGCTTTAAAAACTGCTAATGCTGATTATTATTTGGCGTCCAAGCTTGTGGACCCGATTGCTGCTAAGGCCGCTAAAGGCCAATCAATAGGCCTTAAGGACATGCTTTTGGGTGGACTGATTCATGAGGTGTCTGGAAGTGGCGGTATTACTGCCGCAGTGGTGGGCGCTAAGAAACTGTTTCAGTCCGACTTAAAGCGGAAAATGGTTGTGCTTGGTACTTTAGAAAAAGCCAACATGAATATTAATAAAATGTTAGATTCTAGTGCGGCTAAATTTTTTAAAGAAGGTGCAGAAACTGTGTCTAAGTCTATAAAACTTAACGCAGTTCAAAAACTTACTGATTTTAGTTTATCTCGTTCTGAAGACGGTAAAAAACCTGCAAGTACTGCGAAAGCTTATAGTAATTTGTTGCAGAATCTTCAGCACTACAAAAATAGCCCAGAAAAATTAATAAACAGTGTAGCACGTTCTGCTGCGGTAATAAGTGACTCAGCTCCCGACTCCAGTGCGGCATTAAACATGGTAGCGTCTAATGCTATAAACTTTTTAGACTCTAAACTTCCTAAGAAGCTGAGTGAGCCGTCTGTTTTAGAAAGAAGTTATGTTCCTTCTAGTTTAGAGCTTGCTAAGTTTGAACGCTATTTGACCGCTATAGAAAAACCTATGGAAGTCGTAAAGAATTTTGCAGACGGTAAAATGTCCAGGGAAGAAGCGGAAGGTCTCAAAGTGGTATATCCTAACATATTTGGAAAACTGCAAGAGCAAGCTTTATCTTATGTTGGGCAAAACCCTAAACTTCCTTATTCCAAAAAGCTTCAATTAGGCATATTATTAGACGTTAAAACAGACCCTTCTCTGGCCCCAGCTAACATATTGGGATTACAAAGCAATTTTCAATCTCAACCTGCCTCACAAGAGGACGGAGCAGTCCAACCTAGTCAAAAAGGCTTGCAATCTCTTAATTTCTCTGGTAGAATTAAGGGAGAACAGGAGGACTAAAATGTTAGAATCACTAGCTTTTGCTTTTGTTGTGCTTTTGGTATGCAATTATTTATTTGAATAACTAATAGGCACCCTTATGGCTAGGCAGAAAATCTGCTTAATCCCATAAGGAGGCTTCTTGGCTCGCAAAAATTCCCATTCCTATAGCATGTTCCGGTCGGATTCAAATGAAGACGGCGTTGTGGACGCAACTACAACTCAAAATAGCTCTTTTAACCCTACTGATGTATCTCAGGTAGATAAAGCCACAATTCATGTGGTGTTTAGTGCCGCTAATTCAGGGGCTTTTAGTGTTTGGGCTAAAAATTCTCTAAATGATACTTATTTCGAACTAGATTTTGGAGCGCCGTTAACTCTTACTGCTGAAACAGAGTGTTTAATAGACCTTCAGCAGCTAGATTTTCAATTTATATACCTAAACTGGGCTCCTACAGCGGGCGCAGGTACTTTTACCGCCATCCTTCACATGGCAAGTTTGGGAGCTTAATCATGGCTTCTATATTAACTTTTTCTTATCCTCCTACACCGGCACAAGCTTTTAACCCGGCTGCAGCTTCAAGCGCCAATCAGGTACTAGAAATTGCAGCATTAAATAGTATTGATGCTACCGCTACTGATATTCTGACTTTTTCTGAAAATATAGACATTAATACTTCCAGTATTGACGTTAAAACTCCCCCTTTAGGCACAGCAGTTATTGCGGCATCCACACCCGTAAACATAGCGTCAGACCAGGTGGTGCCAGTAAGCGGTCCTTTAACTGACACGCAACTAAGAGCTACTGCGGTTCCTGTAAGTGGGCCTTTAACCGATACGCAATTACGCGCCACTGCAGTTCCGGTAAGCGGACCTTTAACCGATACGCAATTACGCGCTACTGCAGTTCCGGTAAGTGGGCCTTTAACTGATGCGGAGTTAAGAGCAAGTCCTTTACCTGTAAGCGGTACAGTCACTGCTTCAAACCCTTCTGTGGACTTGTCTGGCAATCCTGCACCTACCAGCTCTACTCAAGTTGCTGGTCAAACTACTGGCGGGGATTTAATTCCTATAAAAGTTAACGGGTCTGGAGTTATATCTGTAGACGCGTCTTCTGCTACTATAAACGTTGCTGGGCCTTTAACCGACACTGAGTTAAGAGCTACTGCGGTACCTGTAAGTGGGCCTTTAACCGATACGCAATTACGCGCCACTGCAGTTCCGGTAAGTGGACCTTTAACTGATACACAACTACGCGCCACTGCAGTGCCTGTGAGTGGGCCTTTAACTGATACGCAGTTAAGAGCTACTGCGGTACCTGTAAGCGGTCCTTTAACAGACACAGAACTAAGAGCTACTGCAGTGCCAGTAAGCGCTGCTCAGTCTGGTACTTGGAATATTACTAACGTATCTGGCACTATATCTTTACCTACAGGAGCATCTACTGCCGCTAAACAACCGGCTTTAGGTACGGCAGGGTCTGCCAGTTCTGATGTTATTACCGTCCAAGGTATAGCATCTATGACTGCCTTAAAGGTAGATGGTTCTGCGGTAACACAGCCTGTTTCTGTGGCAGCAACTCTCACAACTTCTGAAGAAAAGTCCTCTAGCAGCTCTATAACAAGTGTTGCTTCTAGCGCGTCTAGTGTGAGCTTACTGGCTTCAAACTCTTCTAGAAAAAATGCTACTTTCTTTAACGATTCTACTCAAATTTTATATTTAAAACTGGGAGCAACCGCGTCAACTACTAGCTATACTGTTCAAATTGCGGCTGGTGGTTACTACGAACTCCCTTTAGGTAGAATATACACAGGAGCTATAGACGGTATTTGGGCATCTGCTAATGGTAACGTAAGAATAACGGAGCTTTCATAATATGCCGTTATATAATCCTTCTACCTCCTCAAGTTCTAACATAGTAGTAACAGCGGTTAAAACATCAGCATACACTGCTGGTGCTGATGACGGCCTAATACTTGCAGACGCGTCTTCTGCTACTTTCTCTATTACTCTTCCTACAGCCGTGGGAGTGTCTGGTAAAATATACAGAGTCAAACGAGTAGACCAAACTTTGGCTAATTCAGTTACTGTAGTTACAACCTCTTCTCAGACTATTGACGGCGCACTAACCAAGCTGCTAGCTACTCAATACGAAGAAATAGACGTGGTTTCTGATGGTTCTAACTGGCAAATATTAAACAGGCGTATACCTCAAGTGTGGTTTGACTATACTCCAACTTTTACCGGTTTTGGAACGGCTGCCAGTGTTTCTTTACAATGGTCTAGAGTAGGGTGTGACATACTTATTCGCGGTAGATTTGCTGCGGGCACTCCTACTACTGTGGAAGCAAGAATGTCTTTGCCTTCCGGATTAACAAGCGTTGGTACGGGTTCTAGTGAAATTCCTTCTATTCAAAGTACTGGCTCTTGGATGCGGGATAGAGCTGCAGGAACTCGCGGTAGTTTTTTACTCATTGAGCCCAACTCCACTTATCTGACTTTTGGACAAGGAGAAGGTTTTGCAAACGGCACCGGAAATGGACTGCCTAAAATGATTGCTGATTCTTATATTGCTCCGGGAGACACAGTTTATATTAATTTTTTCAGATGCCCTATAAATGGCTGGGAAGATGTTTAGTGGAAAATTTATTACAAAGAATTAGGTAGTTTAAATCCCAACGGATAGAAGGAAGGCTTATGCGGATTAGCAACGAAAATTTATTAAATGTTAGTGTGCCGAGTATGGACTCGGATTTTCAATTACGACCGGTTTGGCTTGGACATATTGCACAATACGCAATTCAGCTTACGTTTAGTGGGACTCCAGACGGCACGTTTTCTCTACAATGTTCCAATGACCCTGGGAATCCTAATGCTCAAGCACAAGCTGAGCAATATGAAGGCGTGGACCATTGGACAACCATAACTGGTTCCGCTACTGTGGTAAGTGCTGCAGGCGACATAACTTGGAACGCAGAAAATGTTGGCTACCGGTGGGTGCGTGTGGCTTATACTTCTAATAATCCCGGCGGCGTTATGGAAACTGCCATAGCCAATCTTAAGGGCGTGTAACATGAGCAGCACATATATTAAATTGCCCCCCTCTTCTGGCGGTGGCGGTGGTGCAGTTGATTCGGTAAATGGTCAAACTGGCGTAGTAGTTCTTACTAAGTCTGATATTGGTCTTGGTAATGTTAATAATACTTCAGATGCTAATAAACCTATTTCAACAGCTACTCAAACTGCACTGAACGCGAAACTTTCTTCGGGTGGTACCCTGACTGCGGCTGATGGAACAGATGTTGCTCCCGGCATAAGATTTACTACAGACAATGATTCTGGTTTTTATCAGACGGGTGACGGTAACGTAAGTATTGCGGCAAATGGCGCGCGTAAAATGTCTATTGACCAAACTTTGGTAACGGTAGATGTGGACTTGGATGTTACCGGAAATATTTCCGCAGCTAACTACCCTCCTGTAGGGAGCAATAATACTGTTGCCGGCTTTGACGGGTCCGGTGCTCTACAGTCTATACCAGGTTGGGGAGTTGATACTACCACTGGCGGTATTTCTTTCCAATTGGTTGAAGAACCTAACGGAACTGCTAGCGGCTATACTGTTCACAATGATTTGGTTGATTTGGAACCGCTGCAAAACTCTCCAAACGAGTCTTGGAATTTTCACACTAACCAAATGAGCATTGACCCTAATAATTCGGGGTTTACTATAGGTACATCCGGTAATGCGGTAAGAATGCTTGTTAATAACGTGGTCCATAACGGCTCTTCTGACGTTGGAAGTCTAGAACTTATTCACAATAATTTCAGCTTTGGTAATGGTACTGACCCTATTGATGTTAAAGGCGTAGCTTATGCTATGGGTTTTGGACAATTTGCCGCTAACGTTAATGTGTCTGGACCAATACAGGGATATGGCTTTCAACCGGCATTAAATGCAGCGTCTACCATGTCTAGCACCCAGTTTGTGCAAGCTTTTTATGATAACGGTAATTTTCCAGTTCCTACTCCAAACTACACGTCATTTAACGCCAGCCCCTCCATAGACGAGGTTGTGAACAATAATAATTATACTGGTTTTAACGTTTATCCCACAATAGGCTCATTCACAGGAAATGCCGGAGCTAATAGCATATCCGTTAGCGGTAATTATGGTGCTTTTGACACAGGCGGCTACAATGGCTTAAATGTTAATCCTACTATAACCTCAGTTCAGTACGCCAATGGTATAAGCGTTACTATGGACAATGTTACTGTGTATGCTGGGACTGTGTCTAGCCTTGTAATACAAGATTTAACAATTTCGTTTCAGCAACCATCTGATTCAAATGCATATCAAGTTGAGTATTTAAATGACGGCACTGCAGGCTCCGAAACTGCTGGTCTTTCTGGGCAGCTTATCACTGTTCATATGGAAGCAGGAGTTTCTACTGCGTTACAAATTAAAGCGGCTATTGAAGCTAACTTTACTTTATCTGGAGCTTTAACAGTAGTTGTGTCGGGCACAGGCTCAAACACTCAAACGGCGCAAGTTGCAACAAACTTTGCTGGCGGAACAAATCCCGGCAGTAAAAAAGCAGCAGCATTAGACGGGGACGTTGAAATAACTGGAGCCCTGTCGTTTGGCGGAGCACTGAGCATTGGAAAACTGAATGCTTTTGCCACTCAAGCGTTAGTTGATACCGGAGGAAATCCTTCTTCAATTCATTCGCTTATCACACAGCCTACAGTTGGAGACAACATAACTTTAACTACTGCAGACTCTATTTCTGTAAATACTGCGGCTCTTATTTCAATTGGAAACAACTCTTCAGTGAGTACTGCATTCATTGGAATAGCTGCACTAGGTCTTCCTGCTGTTTTAACAATGGGAACTGGTTCTACTGTTGACAGAATTTACGGAGCGTTATTTGCTCTTAGTTTAGATGCTACAGCAACCGGAGGAACAGTGGACGAAGTTGGTTTATGTCGTTCTGTGGCTATTCCTAACGGCGTTACTGCAGTTAATAATTTGTACGGTTATTTGTTTGACTTGCCGTTTGGCGACCCAGGCACTAAAACTTTTGGTTTCTATGATAGACCGGGGAAAAACAATTACTTTGCTGGTAATCTGCTTATTGGTGGAACTCCTGGGTCAGACGACTTAGTTGTTAATAGTAGTGTGGCGCTGGAAATCAACTCAACTACTAAGGCATTTTTAAACGCCCGCATGACAACTACTGAGCGCAATGCTTTAACAGCAGTAAACGGTCTGCAAATTTACAATTCAACTGACGACAAGCTGCAAGTTTACGCCGGCGGTTCATGGGTAGACTTACACTAGGAGGTTTCATGACATTACAACAAGCTTACGAAATTTTAAAAAAGATTCAGAACAAGACGGCAACTAAAGAAGAGCAGGCTTTACGGGAAAAGGCTTTTCAAACTGTTAGGAATGGGGTACAATCGGCTCTAAAAGGAGTCTAATATGACCAAAGAACAAGCAGAACAGTTGCTAAGAATGTTGATAGACGGGGCAAAATTAACTAGGCAGGAGTATGACCTTTTGCTTAAAGCTATTGAGGTGTTGAAAAAGTGAATTGGTTTAAAGGTTTTTTCTCTGAAGTAGGCGACCAAAGCATGATGAGGCTACTAAGCTTTATGTGTGTTATTACCGCATGTTTAGTGGCTTTTTATGCAGTGGCTAGCTCCAAAGACCTTAGCGCCACCGCTCTTCTTATAGCTCCGCTTCTTACTGCCGGCATAGGCGGGAAAGTGATTCAGAAAAATAGTGAAGTGAAGGAGCCTTAAAGTGAAAAAATCAGACGTTGAGTTTCTTCACGACATGTTAGTAAAGCTGGATGATAAGCTGGATGATGTTGTGGTTGTTCAAGTTAAACAGGAAGCGCAACTTGCTGAGCATATGAGACGGTCTTTGGCAAATGAGAAAGCTGTGGACGTGCTTTCAAAAGAGTTAAAACCGGTAATAAGTCATGTTACAATGGTCAAAGGAGTAGGGGCCGCGATAGGCATTCTTGCTCTTTTGGCTACAATTTATGAAGCTTTTAGGGGCCATTAATGAAAAAACTGTCAAAACTTATAGTAGACCAAGAAGATTCTAAATTGCCTATGCAAATAGACCCTAATGCTCCAGATGAGTCTGCAGCCTCTAAATTTCAAGGTTCCGTAGACGAGTTGTGGGGGAAAGTTTCTAAGCCTGTTTCTAAAGCCATGGAAATTATAGATGCGCCTAAAAAACAGCTTATAGATGCAGTTGCTCCTCAATTAGACTTACAAAGAAACTCTGTAATGCCTCAAGGTAATCCAGAATTTCAACAGGCTGCTAAAATGGCCTTAGACATGGGCCTGCCGGCTCCTAGTGACGCTTTATTGCTGGGTGCGGGTAAATTAGCCTCAAAAGTTCCTGGTGCGGCAAACGCCCTTATAGACGCTTCAAAAGGGTTTCAAGGAATTAATAACCAAATAGGTTCTATAGGCAAAAAAGTAACTGCTGCTGAAATACTTGCTAATAGTCCTAAGTCTCAATATGGGAAAGTGGCGGTAATTCCTAGCGCGTATGATTTGGAAGTTGCAAAAATGAAGGCGGACGGTTTGGCTAGAAAAGCTGCTAAAGAAGCTGCTCCAAACAATGGAAAAATGACTGCCGCAGAATATATTCTTAAGTTCGGCGCAAAATAATTAGCGCTCAATAATCCAAATTCTAATTTCAATTCGGTGAGTGAGGCCTGCAGACTTGCGGCTATGTAGCTCTGAAATATACTTGTCGTCTACTCCTATAGCTTTATAGTTAATGCCGGAGTATTTAGCCAAAAACAGTACGTCCACTATGGATTTTTCAACGTTCGTGACGTCGCAAGTTCTACTGCTAAACAAACCTTGTTTATTATAGAATTTTCCATGTGGAATAATGAAGTTCAGAGATATGCCTAAGGAATGTTTTTTAGGATTAAAATTTTCTCTAATTTGTGCTAGCTGCTGTTGAACTAAGGGGCCTGAGCATTGCCAAGTTATCGTCTGAATCCACTCTTTAGCTTTTGCAGATATAAAACGCTTATTTGCGCCTGTCCAAGAATTCACACTTTGAGGTTCTGCGTCTATTGAGAATTTTGCTTCCATGATATGGTGCATATTAGGAAAAAAAAGTGGCAGGGAAGGCGCGACTCTTCCAATGTGCTTACTGTGGTTCAACGGCTAAGGGCGACTTCACTGGCTACGCCTACCCTATCTTGCTCTTGTGAATCAGACCGCGATTACCGCACTCCTTCAGCACCCTCTATTGTCTTTCGTTTGCGTTCCATTCCGGGTCCCTAGGTGGGCTGTATCGGTGCCAAACCCCTCGCCGGAATTGCGTATTCCGCAACTCTGCCAAATAAAATTAGTTTAAAGGCCCATCTACAATAACGCCTACAATTTCGTTTTCATTTCGCATGGTAGACGCTAACATAATTGGGTTTCCGTTAAATTGCTTTAAAAGCTGTGCCCAGCCTTTTTTACTAGTGGGCATTTCAACTTCTTGATGCAATTTGTATTTTTTGCGTAAGTTATGCTCAATATACCGGCAATAACGCTGCATTTTCAACATAACTTGTTGGGGATTTTGTGCTTTTGCTTTAGCTTTTATTTCTGCTTTATCATATGCTGCAGCAAACTCATCACTAAACAATTTGGACTCATTAGGGTCTACCGGAGTTTCACTCACTCTTTGAAGTTTCAATTTTGCCATCATTTTTCTCCATAAAAAGGTTATATAATATTAATCCTAAAATTGCGTTAGAAATGATAATGCCGGGCTCATATTGCATATACACGTCTGGACCTAAAAAAGCTAAAGTGGCTAGATTTACCATTGCGACCAAAAGCCATATTTTTGCTATAAGAGCTATAGAAAGTTTAGAACTCATAAGTTATTCCGGCGTTAAACTGATTTTGTGTAGACGCACTAACTGCTAGGCTGAAAGGGCCCAAAATTCTACGTTCTACAAGCACTGTGTATGCTTGGTTTTGATTTACTAGCGCTCCTACTCTCCATTGTGGCACCGCAATAACTTTCAACGTAGACGTGTCTTTGGAGTCTGACGTTCTGGTACTATTGTCGGTTGTTACTGTTTCAGTTGTAGTCCCGTCTGGAGCTTTAATAATGGTTCTAACCACGATTTGATTTTTAATCACTTCATGGTCTACTTGAACCGTTTTGGTCTCAATTCGAGGCATGTAGGTGCTGGTAAGCCAGTAACCTGCTAATAGTCCTATGATTAGGGCATAAATCGGTAGGCGGTAATTAATTTCCATCTTTCTGCCTCTTAATAATTGTGGGGTTTTTAAATTTAATTGTGCCAAAAACCATAGCATGTATATAACCAATAGGTCCTGCTATAGGACTTAGAATTATAAGTAGTACATCACCAAGTTTTATATCTTGAGTTGCTCCATATCCTTTAAAATACATGTCTTTGATATTTATATAGGTCGGATGAATTCCTAATAAAATCCAAATAAAAACTATTAGTCCCATAAATATCACAACACAAAATCTATAAATAACATTAATAGCATAAATCATCCTTTCGATACAGCTAAGTTAGGGCCATGACTAAAAGGTGCTGTCATCGGCACGCTGATAGGCATAGCAGTTTCCATAGCATTAGTGAGTATTCTACCTGCAGACTCTAGTTCTGTCAATGGGCTTATCACAATAATTTCATCATGCACTATGGCGCAAATTCTAGCCTTTAAACCCGCCTCGTTCCTTAGTTTTATAAACTTAATAGCTGCACGATTAGTCATAGACGCCGCTAGTCCCTGAATTTGGAAATTATAAGCGTTGTTTATATCGTTCTTAGCCCTACTAGCAACCTCCTTCATGCGGGCATATAGAGTAGGTTGTTCGTTATATTTTTTCCAAAGTTCTAGGCCGTCAAACAAAACTTCTCCGTATTTACTGTAGGATTCTTTTAGTTCCGGTAGATGTCTAATCCGACCTGCCTCAGTTCTTATCAGCCCTTCTGTAGTAGCTAGAGTCCTAGTCCGTTCCATCCACTTTTTCAGGTTGGGGTAAGCAGTCATGTACCCATTATAAATCTCTCTGGCTTCTGATTCAGTGCAGTTAAGTTCGAACTTAAGCTTATAAGGCGTCATACCAAACGCCAGCCCCAAACTATAGCTTTTCGCTTTTTGACGCGCAGCTTTGTTGACTTCTCCTAAATAGTTAGGCGCAGACTTATCAGCGCTGAACCCTTGTAGTTTTTCTGCCTGAATGGCAATCTTAGAATAGAAATCTTCTCCACGACGGAAAATGCTTTTTAAACCATCATCTCCGGATACGTGTGCGAATATTTTTACCTCTTGACTGTCAAAGTCCATATCAATAAAAGTATCAGTAGATTTTGTAGTGAAGAACTGTCTAATTAAATTAGTATACTTAACTACTCTGGCGTCTCCAGTTTTAATGGCGCGAGGAAATTGTTGAGCGTCTCCAGCCAATCGTCCAGAAGTAGTTCGATGTTGAAAGAATTGCGGGTAGAATACTCCGTTCTCCTGTTCTTCCATGAATCTCTCTATGTAGGTACCTCGAAGCTTGATAAGTTTATTGTAGACCTGCAAATCCTTGCACCAGTCGTATTTTTTAGCCATTAGGTCCAGAAATTCAGAATCAATCTGAGGCGCTCCTTTGTCTGTGTGGCTTATTGCTTTCTCTTTAAGCGGTGATTCAGTGTTTTTTGTTCCAAAAAATAGTCGCTTAAGTGCATCCTTGCTTAGAAGGTTAAACGGATATTTAATGCCGTCCGCAGCAGCCATCTCTAGCTGTATTTCATGTATTAACTCTTTGGAGCAGTATTCTTGGCCATTTACTATGCGCTCAAACTGAGAGGTAGGTGGTATAAGGCCTTTTTTACGTGCCTTTTCAATATCTATTTTAGATAGGCTGACTCCTCCTGTTGCTGTTTTCGGCCAACCTTCAGGAGCAATTTTTTGACCTAAGCGGGTTTTAAAGTCTCCAGTAAGTTTAAAAGGATATGACTTATTTATAAACCATTCGTTAAAATTAGTTAGTAGCGGCTTTATTGCGGCTTGAATAGAGTCTTCTAGGCTTTGTAGGTCTTTGTTAATCTCTTCTAGTGAGCGCTGCAGCAGCGGCATATCTAATGGTAATCCGGTTAGTTCCATTTCCTGTAGAACCAAGGTATTCATAGGCATAGTTTCTTCGTGGTAGAACTTCTTAAGCTCCGGAGGAAGTTGATTATAGAAGTGATGAAATAGGTCAAACGTTAAGGCTGCGTCTGCAGCACCATATCGGGCTAGCGTCTGAGATTCTGCCTTGTAGTATTCGTGTTTAGTGCCGCCGTTATCTTTAATGCTCTGAAACATGTCTTGTTGCTCTGAAATTGCACTGTCTCCGTAGACGTTCTTGGCAGTCTGTTTTAAGGCATAAGAGTAGGCATTCTCGTCCAGTAAATGAGAAGCTAGCATGGCGTCTCCATATATTGCCGGTCTAAGGTCAACGCCAAGTTGTTCTATAGTAAACCGCGAGTCAAATGAGATGTTCCAGCCTACAATTTGCTTTTGAAGTAGTTGCTGCACAATAGGGCGAACTTCGTCATAAGATATTAGTTCCTGTAGTTGGGTGTGTGCCCAGGCTTTTAAGATGATATAGCATGTTGATTTACTATTAGCTATTGAAATGCCAATGACACTGTCCTTGCGCGGTGATAGGCCGGCAGTCTCCAAGTCATATGCAACAAGATTTTCCTCAGCAATTAGTGAGGTGATGAGGTGCAGGTCTGAGGCTTTGTTTATTATGGTTATTTTACGGCTCATTTGTTGTTTCTTTCTGTTAGGAATTCTATTTTTTTAAGTATTTTAGGAAGTCTAATTTTTAACTCCTCTAATGTTGTATTTGATTTTATGAAATTACAAATAGTACAACAAGCTACTACATTCCCACTTATATAACCTATAGAACTGTCTACTCGGTCTACTCCAGTGCCTATCAGAGGCAGGTCGCTATCACAATAAAAACATTTATTAGATATAATACTTTTGTACTCTGATAAAGTTAGTAGTGGTTGATTAGGAAACTTTTTAATATGTCTACTTTTGCATCTTCTATATTTAGCTTCTGGTCTTAAATTGTATTTTCTAACCGCATCTTTTCTCTTTTCAACATTTAATTCTAAATATTTTTTCTTAGCTGCTTTATTTTCCTTTATATGATTTGCTGCCCATTTTTTAGTTCTTATTTTTATACACTCTCTGCAGGAGGCCATAAGCCTATTTCCTTGTTTATAAAAATCTTCTAAAAGTTTTTCTTCTTTACAGGTACTACACTTTTTTGTTTTCACTTTTAGCCTTTCTTTTGGCTGCCACATTATATCTGCGTTCTATGGTAGAGTGCCATTGTAACATAATGTCCTCAAACTCCTTGCGAGGCACCTTATAAAAGCTTGTGTCATAGGAGCCGTTAGAAATTGTGCACAACTCCAGTTTTAACTTCTTAGCTACCTTTTTTACTCTAGCAATGAATTGAACTGTTTTGAACAGGTAAAGTTTATCGTCATTAACAAACCAGTATGCATAATACTCGCATCCATGTTCCAAGGCTTGTTGGGCCCCTCCTGGTTTTTTACCGCTTCTATATATTTCGGCAATAAAATTATGGTACGCTTCGTGGCTGTAAAAGTCTGATTTTTGCTCTACTTTTATTTTAGTGTCTGTAATTAAAAAATCTCCCTCTCTACCATTAGTGGGGGTTAAATACTGGCCATACTGTTTCAGGAACTTTTCTTCGGCGTTCTTGCCGCGAACCAAGTCTTTATAAAAGTTAGCTTTCGGTTTACCGTTGTCTGCCATAATTATTCACTTTCTTTATTAAGTTTTTTGTGTCTTCCTATGTATTCTAGTGCTTTTTGTAGTGTGTATTCATTTTCTTTTGCAAAACCCAATAATGAATTACAATTGCTACATAACAACTCTCTTACTGCTCCGCTTTTATGACAATGGTCAACGGCTGGGGCAGCTTTAAATGAGCTAAAACTTGACTCACATATTGAACAACAAAATTCTTGAGCTATCAACATTTTATTATATTCTTCTATTGATATTCCGTACTTTGATTTTAAGTGTTGATTTTTTACGCTTTCTTTATTGGCCGCTTTCCATTTTTTATCCAACTGTTTCTTTCTCTCTGGATTATTTTTTCTCCATTCTTTTGTCGTTGAATGTGCAACACACTGCTTGCACACGGTTCGTAATACCTTTGTTTTTCTATCTTTTGCAAAATAATCAAACGATTTTATCCTATTACAGCTTGTACATTCTTTCTTATACATGATTTTTTCCACATAAATCCTTTTATTAAGGTCGGAACTGCCTAGAGGGCCGGTCTGATAGCCCCTCTCCTTGTAGGTGTGTCCATCCAACCGTGTTGTCCGGATGTTCCTGAAACAGTTTCCATTTACGCATTAAATCTGGTCTTGAAGCAACCAATGCATCCAAAGACCCGTCTGGGTCCTTTAAATCTGCGGCCTTACCTTTCATGTGATTAGACGCTTTGGCCCCGCCAGCCGCACTGTTGGCAGCTGAAGTACGGAATCCAGAGCTGATTTCTGGTGTGTATTGGAGCCCCAACTCCTCTAGAAATCCGTTTAGGCTGCCGAGAAAATTGGCAATATTACCTAGCACTGATGGGGTTACTTCCGGACTATTAGCACGGTCTGGATATTTACCGCTGGAAGTAAGTAGGTCGTGTGCTGAATATGGCTTAAAACTCATTTTTTGCTCCCGTGTTCCGCCCAAGTAACGGAGCCGCCCAACTGCCCAACATACCAAGCAATAGCTGTTCTAGCATCTTCTATTTGCACATAGTCTTCGCCTAAAGTTATTTGGTCTCCTGCTGTGGATAGTGGCCCTTTGGAGCCAACTACTCTGTAGACCGAATAAGGAACTTCTACTTCATACCCCATTTTCATCAGGGCTTTATGTAGTTTGTATAATGTGCTCATTTTTGCTCCTTTTTGATGCAGACTGTGGCCGCATCAGGTCTGACTACTCCATCTAACCCTACAGCACAGTTAATAATTCGCTCCATGCACAATTCTTTTTGTGCTCGTGGAATATTTGTTGCCGGGTTAATACCGCATTGTAATCCTATGAACGCTACTAAAGCTGTGATTGTCATGACATCCTCAATAAAAGGTTTATGCTGGTTAAAATTAGTGCTGTCCATAGCACCCATATAAGAACTTTTTGACTAGGAGTTAAGTCCACTGTAATCATCCTTTGAGGTTACTAATTCAGCTTGATAAAGAATTGTTAAATGGTCAATATCAAATTGAGTTAAATCTGTTAAATTGTCATCAAAATAAGACCCTGATAAAATTCTTGAATTGCCGTTATCGTCTACAGAAATGCTCACAGCAACTTTAACGCCTTTATAATCTAATATCATATGTCCTCCTAGTAGTGTTCGTTAGTGATTTGGTTTGAAGAGTTAACAGTGAAATAGCAGTTAGAACCATCGGTGGTCCGGTAGTTTCCTGCGGGTAAAACACTAAGACGACGGTCTCCGCCTGATTCAAAATAGGCCACATACCGGCCATCTGCCAGTTTAAACATAATTTCGTCGATAATGCCGGACTTATCGCCGCATACATCCTTAAAGCCTACCACTGTTTGGTTAGCAATAAGCTGAGCTGTTTGTAGTTGCAACACTGCAATTTGCGATTGTAAAGACTCGTCTGCCATATTAATCATATTATTTAGCGTCATATAGTTTAGGTTGATTTGATGCTCTAATTCGGCAATAGATTGATTTTGTGCGCTGTCTATAGCTTCTTGATTATGCCCAAAAATAGCGCTGCATAAATCTTTTAGGCTTCCAGAGCATTGTCGGCTCATATGCTCTGGTATTGCGCAAGAACTGATTCCAAAAGCTAAAATAATAAAACATAATTTTTTCATATATTCTCCTTTAGTGTAGTGGGCTGCTTAAATTGTTTAATGCGGTAATTTCTGCTTCTTCGATAATAGCCATAAAATCTTCTTTATTCTCTTTAACTGCTGCAGTAACATCTTGGTCGTTCTCGTCTGTAATAGTTATTTTTACTACGTCCAAATCGTATAATGTGCGTTGAGCATAATCATACTCTGGAGTAGCTTTTACATTAGCTATAACAGTAACGGGTCCAAAAGTGTCGTCTAGGTCAAAATCAAATTCTACAATCACAATAGCCTCCTTAGTGCTTATATACAGACTACAATAATATTTTGGGTTTTGCAACAAAAATCCCCGCTTTGGGCTACTTGCGGGGGAAGTATTGGAGGCCTATGAATGGGCTGCCCTGATTTGATACAAAAATTGCCCGTTTTTGAGTCACTACGGGTTAAAGTGGGGTGTAGAAGGGGAATCTACAACTCAAATAAAAAGCCGTCCTTGGCTATAAAAACTATTCAGCGTTAAGTGCAGACTCTACTTTGAAACCGTGGCAAACTTTTCCTTTGCCTGGTCCTGATTTAGGAGTGTAGGTTCCTTCGTAAGTAATACGAACTAGGTCGCCAGTGTTGATTTCTGCCATTTGTCGCTTTACAGACGCGTTGCCGCGCAAGTAAATAAGGCTGTCGTTGCCGCCGCGAAATGAATAATCAATTTGACCTGGGTATTTTTCAGATTCTACCGCTTCTTCAAAGCGTGCAATAGCAAGTTGAGTGCCTGCTTCGATGTTATTTTCAACCATTGCTTTTCCGTTTAATCGGACCAATTTTCCTCTGACTTCTGGTTCTGGAAATTTTGCATCTGTTTCTAGGGAAATGCCTTCTAGTGATAATGGGTTTGTGCTCATGTGTTTGCTCCTTTTGCGCTTCTCGCGCCTTATCGTGCGTTATTGCACTAATTTATGTTATTAAACTTTTTTGCTTATGTCAACATTAGACTGAAAAAATCTGTCATCTAATTCTGGTCTGGTAAATTCAAATTCTAAAGCCATCATAAGGCAACAAATAGCATGAGCCAAATGTGAGCAACCGCTTTCAGGGTCCTTAGTTTCTCCTCCCAAATAAGCAAAAATATGCCTTAAAGCTGCAGCAAGAAGTCTGCAGACTTGCATTCCCTTACGCCAATTATGTGCGGCATATTTTTTCTTTCCGAAAGTCATGACTCTAGCTACTTCAAATAGCGCAATGCTGCTTAGCAAGCTAAAGTCGGGCTTTTCTTGGTCGTGTTTGATTCCAATATTATTGTTTGTCATACTTTCTCAACAAAATTTGTTTAGACAGGTGTTTGCATGCTGCTAACTCAGCTTTATATTTTCTTATGGCGTCCATTAGCACCAAATCATTTGCCCATTTTTCGTCAGCCAACAGCTTTAGTGTGGTTTTTATCGCTCTTTCCAGGTCTTCTATTCTGGCATCTAGTAGGTTCTCTTGAAGCTGCATGTTTATTTCCTTAAAATGCTCTACTTGTTCGTTAGACAAAACAGTAAGTCTATACTTCGAGTATTTCATATTCTGTTCTCTCAACTGGCTTATTGAGGGCGGACCCGACTTCTGTCCAGATTCCGGATTCAACTGCTTTTCGGTATTTGCTACATGCGGCACTAACGACACGGTCTGCCGACTTGCGCGTCTCTTCCGAAACCACATATAAATTGCAAGTGAAATCAAGCTTAGATAAAACAAGAAAGTAGAAGTTAAAAGGTTTTCCATAATATGCCTCTGCCATTTGTGAATATAGGGATGCGCTTAAGTCGTAAGAAAAATCTTTTACGGTCTGTTTGAAGCTGTCAATGTCAGACCCGTAGCCTGTAGTTTTTATATCTACTATGTAGCCTTCTGCCGGATTAATACGGTCAAATCGGACTTTTATGGGTACGTTGTGCAATATACCGCATATTGTTTGTTCGCTAAAGCCATCTTTCATTAAATTGTTTGCTTCCGGCATACGGTTGTACGCTTCTAACATACGATTACAACGCTCTATTTGAGGTAGACTCATGATTGATTTTCCGGGATTGGCTTCTTTGAACGCCTCAAACTCTTTTCCTTGTTTGCGCCATCCTTCATATATTGCAAACTCAGAATCAGTTAATTCCGGCTCTAAAATTCTTGAATGCACATAAGACCCTTCCGAGAAGTTTGAAAGGGTGCGCTCTGAGTGTTCTTTTTTCTGCCCTTCTAAGTATTCTATGCGGTATTGGTCTAAGGACTTGGCTATTGTTTTTAAGACGCTGCTTGACAAAAAGGTTCGGTCTTGGTGGTAAGTTTGATTGCTTACGTCATTAATGCCCATTTTAAGTTTGGATTCAAAAACGGGAGTTAATGCCGGGGTAATCAGCAACGAAGAGTCGCTCACAAAATGCCCGCTAACACTAACATGTTAAAAATGCCAATCATTACGATAAAAATAATTGCTGCTGCCATGCAGGATGCGGCTATTTTATTGGCAGTTTCCATACATACTCCTAAATAGGTTGACCTTTAAGCGCCATAATAAGTTTCATAGTCCATATATAATAATAGTCCATTCCTACTCGCAAAAAAGTGCTAATAGTAATGATAGTATCAGATGCTGCTCTAGGGCTTATGAGCCCAATTATAAGAATGTAGAGCCAAAAAATTAATAGTACCAAAAATAGTCGTTTCATTTATAAAGTATATCAAATAGAAACGATGGGGTCAAGCCTAAGTACCATCTGCTTCTAAGTTTAGTTGCTCTTTTGTTGGTTGTTTATCTAGCGTATTAAATTTACATCCGGTGCTTCCACTGCGTCCGTCCGGTCCAGGCATGTTTACTTCTACCCAAAAACCAGGATACTGCTCCTTTAATGCTCTAAGCTTATTACGGGTAATCTCCACTTTATTACTATCTAAACTTTCTTTCATTCTGGAATTAATATGATTTATAGAAAGAGTTTGTCCGGCATTATCTTGGCAAAATGTGAACAGAAAGTAGTCTTGCCAATCGGCTATAGATAGTTTCTTTATTTCTGATATTTGTTTTTTAGATTTAAAGGGCACTTTCATTTGTTCTGGGTCTATTTCCACACAAGATAATAAATGCTTCCCTAGCGCTTCTATGTTTTTAGGGTCAGTCATTTGTTTATTTTTAGCTTCAAACACGCCTTTCCAATGCACTTCTAATATGCGGGTTTTAGTAAGCTCGATAAAGCTTAGTCGTCGCTCTTCTGCTGACATAGTTAGACATGACATGTCGTTAGAAGACACCATTAGATTAATATGGTTTTTAACTTGTTTTTTAGCTACATACTTGGCTTCAACATTCAGCTCTTCTTCCACCATAACCTTAAGACGGCTTTCTTCTGCCGGACCCAGTTTTGTGAGCTCATTTATGTAGAATAAAGTTTTATTATCTAAACTGGAATTAAACGTTGAATTAAAAAAATCTTTTCCTTCCATTGCATTAAAATTGCCTTTTCCGTGCAAACTTCCTATGAGAGTATATAGCATTCCTTTGCCTATTCCCCCTGCCCCTACAGTGCAGAGAAAAGTATAATTACGGCTTTTGATGCTATTACAAATCCACTTAAGCAAATAGTCATAAGACTCTTTATCCCCATTAACCAAATGATTGAAAAAGTCTTGATATATTTCGGGCATGGGAGTTACTGCCGGAATAGTTTTGCTATAAAAATATGGGGAATACCAATCAGCAGGCTTATAAACATTATAGGTTTCTCTATTACCTACATTGGTAAATACATTTGGAGTGTGGGGGTCATATATTTCTGCTACTATTTTTTGCTTTTTATATATGTATTCAGGATAAAACAGACTGTTAAGGGTTGATGGGCTTATAACATTTCTTTCTTTGGTTTCAGGGTCATACAGGAAGTATTTATCGCTGTCCGGAAGTTTACATAGTTCGGAGGCAATAATTCGGTCTACCTCTTTGGAACTTTGAAAGTCGCTAATTGCCAGCTCAATTTCTTTTGCATATATAAGCATGTCTGAGGTATTAATAGACTCTATACTGTGTGTAAGAGTGTTTACAACTGATTCCCGGCTGTAGCCCTTTCTCCGCAAATCTATAATTGCTTTTTCCATAGAAGGTTTATCTAGTCTTTTTGTAAAATCAGTTTTTTTCATTTATCGCCTCCCCCACGGACCAATTTCCAATTATATGCTCCTTTTACTGCATCTTCAACTCTTTTCTTTGCATTTTGATAGCCCAATTGAGTTAATACCGGAGTAGTATGTTTATGAATGTATTCTATAAGCTCTTCTTGGCTTACCCCAGTTTTATCTAGGGCCCAAAGCGCAGTCCTAAATATATGAATGCGGTTTCCGGCTGAAGATGCCCAAGACTCAGGAACTTTTAGTTTGGCTTTAAGACCCTTCAAATGTGTTTGATTGTCTAAAGTTTTTTCAAAACTGCCAAAGTAGGTTGGGGCACTTATTACCGGCTTTGCGGTTTTAGGCATAAATTCTCGCACAAAACTTATAAGTTGCTCAGATGAGCACAATTCCCCGGTTTTAAGCAGGGTTTGGTGTTTATTGGTAGAACTATTAAGGCCTTCTGCAAGCCTTGTATAGCGGCTGCAATTGCTGTTTGATTGGTCTATTAGGCTTACTGGCTGGCCCGGCATTACCGCGTTTACTGCAGCCGCACTGAGCGCTTTAAATATGTTGGTGTAGCCTTGAACGCCTTCTGGGGCAACCGGAAAGCCAATATCATCAGAAAGGCTTATAATGGCATGATAAGACTTGTTGCCGCTATAAGTAATGGTTCTGACAGGTATAAGTTTTTCTAATGCGGCTATAAATTGTAGTTGTTGGTCCAAGTCAAGCTCATCAAACTCAAGAAGCCAAGACCGGTAGCAAGTGACGTTTTGGTCCAGTTTTCGGCCACTTAGCGGATTTAAACATAAATAATCTGCAATTATTTGGCTAGTAGCAGGTATTTTTATTTCCCGTTCCAAAAATTTAGGTTCTTTTATTGCCACATAGGTGAGCTCTTCCGGTTTAAATAGCGCTTCCAGGAACAAAAATTGTTTCATTTAATAGCCTCCAAGCTACTTATTAGGTTCTGTCTTAGTTGGTCATAAACAATTGTGCCACCCACTTTATAAAGCTCAATGTCTAGTCTTCTGCGAAAAGGGTACGCAGTTTGGCTTTCAGTTTGAAAATACAAAAGCATGAACAAAGAACACTTAATTCGTTTTTTAGCCACCATTTGTTCAATGTATCGCGGAGGCCGCCGCAAGTCAACCCCAAACCGCCAAATCCGCCGGCGAAATTCAAATCCGCCGTTAAAATGACGGCGGAACGGCAAAACGTATACGTTCGATTACAGGATTTAAAGCAATATATGCGACTTAAAAGCTTATATATAATATATAATACTACTACTACTAAAAAATACAATCCGCCGTCAAAATGGTAAAAAGTTTCCTGGAAGACTCTTTTTTCGTGTATTAGCGTTATATTGCAGCTGGAGCCAAAATGCACGTTCCCGGGAAAAGTTTTACCCTTTTTGCGGCGAACGGCAAAACGAATAGGTTGCATTTAATAGTCAATAGGTTTGAGCTGCCAAGTTTTTGCCGCTTAAATTTTGGTGCTAATAATTCACTTTTGTTGCATACTGTTTCCGCACTTGCGGTAAATTTTGGTACCCAGTATTATAGCGGGCCCACCAAAGCTTATCAGTCCGGCTGTAACGTTTGAATTGCAGTAATATGGTTACCCCAGCCTTTATATTATAAGCAGGGTCAACAATAAGCCTGTGAATGTTTAGGCCCATGCTGCGGGCGGTAGCTCTGCTTATTTGCATGCAACCCAGGTCCGTCTTAGCAGTAGTAGGCAGCTTACAGTCTCTTGACTCATGCCACATTATAGCTAATACTAACTTAGGGTCTAATCCCGCTTTTAACGCCTCTCTACGGGCTATTACGCGTGGATTATTAGGGTTATAGCTAGATATGCTTTGGCTGTCTGCGCTCGTTCTAGGGCTTATTAAAGCGCCACAGCACACTATTAAGACTAGTGACAATTTGCGGCACTTGTTGAGCATTTTATAGGCAACTGTGTAAGTGATGTTCATCGGAACCTCTCCTGGAGCGAATTAGCTCACATGGGAACAGGTTACTCCATTTTCCGTGCCACACACAACCTATAACTTCCAAAATCCCGCAAAAATACGCCTCATTTTGACCTACCGGTGACAATTTATGGCACCCTTGCAAGAAGTATGCCATCTACAGTGACAATTTGCGTCACTACCCGGCGTCAGCCTGCAATAATCGGTCCATAAAGGGTGACAATTTACGGCACAGCCTGCCTCTTCTTGCAAAAAGTATGCCGCACACAGTGACAATTTACGGCACTCCAATCCATAAGCGCTACTTATACCCGCCACAAAAACATTTTGCTTGCTTTTTAGCTTCCCTTATGGTATTCTGAGGGGTGGTTTGGTGCACACATAAGCAAATCTTATAGCCTCGGTCTACTTTCATAAGCAATTTTAATGCCCTCATAAGCCCCTCTAATGGAACCCATAAGCAAACCTTATCGGCCACTCTGTCAGCACAAAGCATACCAGCCCAAATAGCCTAATAATTCTGCACACTTACGGCAATCGGGCCGCCACAAGCCGCTAATGAAGCCGGTCAGTCTCAGTTTGAGGCGCTATTTTGGTGCCCCGGTCTGAGAATAAGCCACCATAAGTCCTAATCGCCCCGGCATTAAGTGCTAAGTAGGAAGCCTATAGGTAGCTACTCTCCCCCGGTTGTCTGCAATTAAAACGGTAATAGGCCCAATCGTCTGCAAACAAAACGGCTCAAACTGATACGGCGCTACTTCAGGTTCCAGACATAGGCCCACCGTCTGCAAACAAAACGGCTCAAACTGATACGGCGCTACTTCAGGTTCCAGATACAGTGCTACAAATGCACCTAAGAGTACCCGTATTAGCTTCCCTTATGGAACCTATAAGCAAACCTTATCGGCCACTCTAAAGTTGGCCTACAAATGACCGATAAGTATTATGGAGGCAACATGCAGGAACAAATAATAACCACAGAACCAGAGTCTGCAACTTATTGGCTAATTATAATCGGAGTATCAATCAGCTCTCCTTTTTGGATAGGATTGGTTTGTTGGGCTTCGATGCAGTTGTAGGTGATATTAGAGGTTCTAATCTGGCCCCAAAGCTGGTTCCTAAGCTGGTTCCAAAGCTGGTCCCAAAGCTGGTTCCCAAGCTGGTTCCTAAGCTGGACCCTAAGCTGGTTCCTAAGCTGGTTCCAAATCTGGTTCCTAAGCTGGTCCCAAATCTGGTTCCCAAGCTGGTTCCTAAGCCGGTTCCCATGCTGGTAACTAAGCTGGTTCCTAACCGGCACTCTACGTGCAATAATCATAAAAACAGCCTCACATACTCAGGGTCATTTAGTAACTCTTGCTTACCATAAAAATTATTAAGCTTACCCATTCCCACAAAAACTTTCATGCTTAATTCTCGTGGCACGTCTAACAAAAACTGCTTCAAATTATTTAGCGCACCACTAGCAGACAAAGTTTGCGGACTGCCCTCAAGCCGTATTAGAAGCTCATCTATTGGACCATTAAGCAAATCAAACCTGCTTTCTGAGCCTGCTGAGCAATTTTTAACGTCAGACCGCACCTTACCATAATTACTCAGCACATCACGCAGCCTAATGCACTTCTCTCTTTTGTTGGCCCAAGACAGGAACGCAGACGCAGCTCCAATGCCTACAAGGCCCGAATAAACCTCATACTTTAGTTGCTCCGGCAATAGGCCCTCAGAGTCCAATCTGCCCACACCTTCCAACCAAGCCCTGCGGTCAGGAACAATAAAGCTAGTATCCAGTCTACCGCCCTCTTTAGCGTTCAACTCCAGCATGCTTGGCTGCTCTTTGATAAAGTCTGCCACATCAAACGCTCCTTTATTTTCCGCATACACCGTCCACTCTTCTGCACTAGGCGCAAAGTCAATGTGACAAAACCGGCTTAACCACGCAGCGTCTGTAGTACTAGTTACTGTGAAGCGGTCAGATGCATAATTACCGGCAGCAACTATTCTCCAGCCTTCTGGAAGCTTGTGAGTATGCAGCGTTCCATTTAGAATAAACCCAAACATTGCTTGCAAAACGTCTTGGGGACATCTATTAATTTCGTCCAGAAATACAACCCCTTCTCCTTCAGTGGGAAACCAAGCTGGGCGCAGGTGGGAAACAGTCCCGTCTCCACTCCTATCTAACAAGCCTATCAGGTCGCCCACTTCTTGCGTGGCTAAGTGTAAAATAACCACCCCCAAACCATTTTCCTTGCAGTATTGGGAAACAACCTGAGTCTTGCCTACTCCCTGGGAGCCCCAAAGGAACGGCACAATTTTATTGCGAAGTAAATGGGGCAGTGTGGCTTTTAGTTGTAAGATGTTCATTTTTTCTCCTTTATTAATTTATTGCTTTTAGCTTTATTAACTTCTCTCCATAATGGCTGGATATTAGCAAAATTACAAGCTTTTAGATACTCCGCCCTTATAGTCAAATCAAAATGAGACAAAGGAATTTTATGGTCCAAGTGCCAGCCATAGTAGCCCCAATTATCCCAAGTCATACCAGGTTCAAACTGTTTTTCAATATGATATTTAAGCTCCTCTGCGGTACACCCTATATCCAACATTTGTTTTGCTTTATAGTGAGGGTTTTTTAAAAACTGCCGTAAAGCAATTCTTATTGTCTCCCCTATTCTAAAAGCCGGATTATTTTTCCATTTTGTTTTTATATATTGCCGCACATGCTCTTTGTTTTTTAAATCCCAATTCTTTTTATTAACCCGCCTTCGCTCTTTATTCTTTATCTGATACTCTTTTGCTTTTTGTTTATTTTTCTGGTAATAATCACGTAAATATGCCTTTATTTTTTCTTTATGTTTTGTGCTATATGCCTTATCGGCCTTACTCCTACAAACCCTGCAACTGGAATTAAACCCATCTCTACGACAACGATGCTTACTAAAAGCATCTAATGGCTTCTCTGTCTTGCAAACAGAACATTTTTTGAGCAAATTAAAATCCGCCGACTGCATTTCTATTTACTGGCCTTATAAGCCATAATAACTTCCACTAAGCTTTCTTTTCTTTCGCCGTTTAACGCATAAATAGCAGACCCATCTGGATAAGACATAGCAGGTCCGTTCACATTATGCAACTTTTCATTCTCCATATGAATTTCTGTAGGCTTTGGAGTTAGCACCACCAGGTCTGTAAAAGTCCAATACACTCCACAATTTTTCACAATGTTAATCACAATGTCTAACAGCTCATCTTTTTCTACCGGTAACTGCTCGCCAATAAACGCATATACAGACACCCAATAAGCCTCAAAAGAGCCGTAAGAAGCTTGTTCAGCCTGCGCCCTTACTTCCTCTTGAGTCACGTCTAAACTTCCTTTAGCATGTTGTGCCGCCAAAACTGCCCCAGCCATAGGAGAGTCTGCCCAAACAAATTCAGGGTCCGTACTCAAGCTTTGAGACGCCGCCAAATACTTGTAAGACCGTCTAATGGCGTTTTCTGCCGCAGCCCGGTCAGTAGGTCCAGTACTCATACCAATTGCACGAAATTTGTCCGCATAAACGGGAATCTGCGCCTCTTGTTCCGGTGTTAAACTATCAATAATTTTTTGTTTGCTCATTTTTTCTCCTTTTTTGTATTTCTTATTGCTTGCTTTACTGTACCTAACACATAATGTTTTGGCAATAGTTTTCCATATAAATCATAATCTATCGCAATTTGATACGATAATTTAGCTTTTAGGTCGTCTAATGACCCCGGTTTTATCGGATGGTAGAATGTGGTAGAGCCCCACTTGCCGGCAGCATGTCCCAAACTAATACTTCCTTTCTTGCGCTATTTCAAAATAAATGGCCCATTGTGCGTCAGGAAACCCATTAAAACTAATTTCCCGTCTGAGTTTAGATTGTATATTGTTTGTTATGGGGCTGTGTATTCCAAATCTGAAGCGCGGTCTGGCAATATGTAGAATGAAGCCTTTTAGTTGCGTTCTACGTCTCATAAGTTTGGCTCCTTAGTTGGTCCCAAAGATGTCCCTCAAGCTGGCCCCAAAGTAGGTCCATAATAAGAACCTCAATATAGTCCCAACTCTGGTCCTCAAGCGGGTCCTGAAGCTGGTCCCAAAGCTGGTCCCAAAGCTGGTCCTCAAGCGAGTATGTAAGCCGACTACAAAGCATGTCCTCAATCTCGTTCCTAAGCTGGCCCTCAATCTGCGTTCTACGCCTCATAAAACTGATTCCTAAGCTTGCCCCTAATCTGGTTCCTAGAAAGGTCCTCAAGCCGGCTCCTAATCTGGTCCCAAAGCGGGCCATTAAGCTGTCCCCTAAGCTGGTCCCAAAGCTTGCCCCAAAGAGGGTCCCAAATCTGTTCTCTACGCTTCATAAATCTGATTTCCCTATTTGCATAAACACAATAATTTTTAAATCGCCTAATAAATCTTTTCTAATCCGGCTAATAAGCTTACCCCACAAATAATCATCAACATTATACCTCTTTGAAAGATTTAAATCAGCCCAAAAAAAAGTTGTTGATATAGATTTTAGCTGCATTCTACGCCTCATAATTTTGATTCCTTAGTTGTTTTCTTATTTGGCTTAAATACCAGTTATCAAGCTGGCCCCCAAGATGGTCCCCAAGATGGTCCCAAAGCTGGTTCCAAAGCTGGTTCCAAAGCTGGTTCCAAAGATGGTACCTAAGCTGGTTCCTAAGCTGGCCCCCAAGCTGGTCCCTAATCTGCATTTTAAGCTTCATAAGTTTGGCTCCCGTTTTGGTTCCAATCATTTTTGCATCCAAATGGCCCTCCTTATAGCATACTTACATTTTCTGCATCTTCTTGCATCAATAGTGCTCCAGAGATGAATCTTCAAATCCTGAGACAAAAATTTCCACGCATTAAAAAACTTCTCATAGTCAAGCTCAACTTGTTTCCTTTTCATATTCTAATCACCTGACCAAAGTTTCCTGGAGGCTCTTGATTCCCAACTCCCACCCAAATAAATGGCACTTTAGGGTCAGAAGGCGTATCTGAGCAATCAAAATCACCAAAATATATAATTGCGTCACAACTCCGCCCCTGACAAGCATTTATTGCCGGCTGATAAGCTGTACCGCCATTTCCATGTCTTACCATATTTTTTTTAGGAATTACTCCGGCTTTAAGCACCGCCACATTTTGCACCTCAGCGTCTGCGTCTACCAAATAAGTAATAGATGTTTCTTTCACAATCTGACTCACTTCTTTCATAAAAGCTGAAAACTGCTCATCAGAAATAGAACCAGAACTGTCTACACACACTCCAAGAACCAGTTTCTTTTTCTTTTTATAGCCTGGCGCATCAAAACCAAATCTTCTATGCACTCTAGACCTTGTACTTAAGCGGTCTATATGTCTGGCAGACGCTACAAAATTTCTTAAGCGCTGTTTCCAATTCACTGCTGCTGATTTGTTTAAAGCCCCCACAATACTTTCTATGTTTTTTGGCACTTTTCCAGCCGCAGCTTTCAAAGCCTTATTGGCAGCGTCTTTTACCGTTGCTTTAGCTATTTCTGCGTTCTCTGGGTCAGACTGGTCCATAAAATCATGATTTACATACCCGGTTTCAATTTCCGGAGAATTTTTTAATTTTTCAAAATAGTATTCAAAGGTTTCAAAAGGCAATAACTTTTCCTTTATTTTCTCCTCCAAAAGAGGCAAAGTAATTCCGCCCTCCGGCAAGTCTTCTATATATTGGTTTATGGCGCAGTCCATAGCCACGTTTCTAAGCTGATGATTTAAGTCACCTGCATTTCTGGTAGTGCAATGGTCCAATAATAAGTGCATCATTTCATGCTTAAGAACGGCAATCTGAGTTTTAGTAGGTAGCGCATTTAAATAAGAAGTGTTTAGCGCAAGCTCTATTGTACCTCTTCGAACACATACACCGGCAGTATCTAGGCCTGGCACGTCATAAGAAATTTTCATTCCTAAAAGTAAGTGCGCAAAAAAAGGTTCTGACTTTAGTAGCGAATATACTGCTGATTCTAAGTTAAACATATGTGGGCCTCCAGCTTTAACGTACTACAACCGGGCCCATACTGTCAACAATAATTTATGCTTAGAAGTCTGAATGAAATAAGGCTCCATTTGGGTCGTTTCTGTTAAAAAACCCACAAATTTTCCTAAGCACGTTAATCATATTACGGGTGCCCCACCGGCCAAGCTTTTTCTTACTTTGACACTTTTCCCACACCATTTCTGTAGAATGGCCTTCACAAAACAATTCCCATATGTTACGGTAGTCTGCAGGATTCAGCGCTTCTGAGATTTCAGGATAATTTTTTTTGGTTAACGTAGACCAATCAAAACAGGTCAAAAACACACTAGCCTGGTAATAATAGTCTTGGGTTTCTTGAGACCAACGTCTAAGCTGACTGCTGGCGGCAGAATTGGAAGTCATGCCATGCATGCGGGCAAAAGTAGTGTACATAAAACCTTCGTCGTCAGACTGTTCAATGTCTACAAATCCTGATTTTTCTAGCTTTTTTTCCCACTTTTTTTTCAGTTTTGCGTACTCTTTGTTACTCATTTGAGGCGGTATGTGATGTCCGATTCCCATTTTATGTTTGGCCATGTTAGCACTCCTTGCTTATGCTATTGTAGCATAATGAGATGTTGTGTCAACATAGTACGTAAAACTTTTTGTTTTTTACAGTTTTAGCGCAAGTTATTAGGCTTATTAAGGTTTTGGTGCGGTTTTGGTGCCGATTGACCAAAAGTTTGACAGCGGCAGGCATCCCAACAGCCTTTAAAACGCTTATAACTCGGCATCTACTTTGCAATGCTACTAAGCAACGAAAGGACGTTATATGAAAAAATTATTAGTACTTGTTTGCCTGCTTACCACTGGATGCATAAATGCGCGCGTACCTGCCAGAATAGATGCGGTTGCGAGCGGAACTGTGGACTACAGAGTTCATTTGGACGCTAGTTTAGAAATAGCGTTTCAAAAAAATTGCCAAGACCTAGCTAAAGAAGCTGGCTTTAAGCCCGGAACACAAGAATATGCTAGTAGAGTGGACCAATGTGTGATAGACCTTACTCAGCAGTTTATTAGCTTACTAGGAGGTAAATAATGATTACCGTAGAACAGTTACTTGCCGAAATTAAAAAGAACGAGCAACAATTATGGTTTGCGGTTCAAGCAGGATTTACAGACAAAATTAAAGCACTGAGCGACCACAGAGCCGTTCTAAAGCAGACGCTAATCGACACTCTAAACGCTGAGCTCCAAAAAAGGAAAGCATCATGAAAAAAGAATTTGCTGTGAGTTTAGAGCCTATTGATTACCAAATCAGTCTGCACGTTTATCAAATGCAATTAAAATGGGGCGCTAAAAACGTAAAGGCTGCCCTAGACGGTCTGCACACCGACAATTTTATACTGCGGGCTCAAGCTGAAAACTTGGCTTATTATTTTGGTGCAAAAAAAGTATTAAAGGTTTATAATAGCATGAAGGCAGCGGCGTAATTTATGGCGCATAAAAAACAATCTATTAAGGAACCAAAAATGGCTAAAAAGTATTCTCACTTCCCAAGAGCCGTTCATGTTGAAGGGTCTGAAGACATACAAGTTGCCGTAAGAAATTTATATATGGACCCAGTGTGTGTATCAGAGCGCGCAGAAGTTGATTTTTTTATTAAAAGGCTTAAAAAACAAGATATTTCTTACCGACTAGTTGAATTTTTTAAAAGCCATGGCGAGCGTGGTCAAAAGCTAGCAATTTTTGTTAGCGAACGGGAATTAAGGGATAAAATGTATGGCAAAGAAAAAGCAATCCGTAATAGGTGAAACATTGCTGCAAATGGAGCCATTGTTATTTGAAATGGTAGAACAAGGTCTTCAGAAGGGTGATATATTGGCACTGATTAATGTGTGGATAGACGTGCATGCGCCTAGTTGCGTCGAAAAGTATGATGATGGCAGCGGGTCTCCTGTGTTTTACTATGGAGCTAAGCCTTATGAAACGTAGAACGCAGCTTAGGAACCATCTTGGGGACCAGCTTGGGGGCCAGCTTAGGAACCAGCTTAGGAACCAGCTTAGGTACCATCTTTGGAACCATCTTGGGGACCAGCTTTGGGGCCAGCTTTGGGACCAGCTTGTGAGCCAGCTTTGGAACCAGCTTAGGAACCAGCTTAGGAACCAGCTTAAGGACCAAAACGGGAGCCAAACATGATTAAAGGCAGCACGCAGCTTAAGGACCCACTTAGGAACCAGCTTGGGCACTCGGTTAGGAACCAGCTTGAGTACCATATTAGGAGCCATCTTTGGCACCGTCTTTGGGACCAGCTTAGGTACCAGATTGAGGACCGGCCTAGGGCCCAGCTTTGGGACCAGCTTAGGTACCAGATTTATGAAACATAGAACGCAGATTAAAGGCCATCTTTGGAATCAGCACTGTCTCCAGCTTAGAAACCTTTTTACGAATAAGATAGAGGACCAGTCTGCGAGCCCACATATGCCCTCACTTAAAGCTCTTATTTTTAACCAGCTTTGGCTCTTGATTGGAGACAATCTTAGAAGCCAGACTGCAATACTGCTTAGGAACCAAATATGGAGCCAAAAATGAAAAAAATATTACTCACCCCGTCTGACTTAATGCACCTTCATGAGCGCGCAGTTCATTTATATAACTATGAATATGACACTGTGGCACAAGCTTGGATAGAAGCGGTAAATGAGTTATTGAGCCAAAACGATACACAAATAATGTTTGACGTGCAAGCCAAAAACACTTATACTGGGTCTGTAGACGAATTCTAGAACAACTAAAGGAATGAGGTGAAGAAATGAGACTAATCCTAATAGCAGCATTCTTAACGGCTTGCTGTAATGAAAAAGAAATTAGCCATAAAACATTTATCTACGGACAAGAGGTTCGAGTAATTTCCGGATTCTATACAGGATTTATTGGTGAAGTTGAGGAAGAGGGCTCTAGTTATTCTGATTGTTTCCGGACATATAGAGTTTATCTTAAAAAGGGCCCCGGTTATCAGTTTCTTTGTAACGCTAAGTTGGAATTAGTAACTGAGGCACCAAAATGAAAAAGCACTTCCTAGGAGCAACATACGACCTAACTCAAGTAAACTTTCAGCACGTTATACAGCAGCTGGATGAGGCGTTATTAGAGCGTGATGAGCTAGTCCACACACTACACCAAGTAATTGAGCACGGATTACCTAGTGCTATGTACTCAGAAGATACACTGGAGTTTAAGCTTAGAGAACAGATTGAAGCAGAGCGAGCCCGGTCTCAGAAACTGCTCGAAGCTTTGGAGTCGATAAAGTCAACAGAGCCAGGTCCTCCCTGGGATGAAGCTTTTGAGGAAGTATTTCAGAAAGCCCGTGAAGTCCTCGAAGCCTACAACGCCACACAGGAGCCTGAACATGAGTAAGCCACGAGAGTTTTTTCTACTATGGACACCAGTGGAATATATGCCAAATTTTGGTGTCTGGGATGTAAAGTTAGATGATTTTCCAGTCCATGCTGTTAATCAGGAAAAAATACACGTAATCGAATATTCTGCCTACGAGCAATTGAAACAAAAACATGCAGAACTATTATCCTATATGCCGAAAGTTCCAACCCAGCCTTATGAAAAACAGTTGGCCGTAGAACTTGAAGCCGAGCGAGCCCGGTCTCAGAAGCTTTTGGAGGCGCTTGACTATTCTTTTCGCATGGGGGCGCTGAATCATCAACTTTCTGAGGCCCAGTGTAGAGTGAATCTGTTTAAGATAAGTGAAAATTCCCGTGAGGCCATCGCAGCCTACAAAGCAGAATCAGCCGAACCACAGGAGCCAAAGGAATGAACGATTTAAACAAATTCAAAGATGTTTGCGAGCTGCTCAAAATTTGGCATTACATTAAAACTAATAATCTTGTCTGGACACAAGCAACATCAGCATTAGAGGTCAGAATTAATTTACTGCTCGACGAGTCTGGATATTTCAAGACGCCGCTTGGACGGGAGCCCGAACATGAGTAAGCGCGAATTTATTTGGTACGACCCTAGAAATGACGAATTAATTTCAATTATGGTAGAGGCACTTCAGCTCCGAGCATTGATGCATATGAAATCCGTTTGTATGGTCCTCGAAGCAGAGGGACTACCCTATTATGGTCCGACCTATTTGGGGGAGTTATGAGTAAGCGCGATGAGATGGCAGAAAAGAAGAAAGAGAATCTTTATGACTGGTGTTACATCGCATGGAAATTCGCTTGTAACAGTGAGTATCCACCCGGCTCTAATTACTGGATGACAATGTTTTCAGACCAGCTAGCAGAATTGCAAGGTAACGAAGCCGAAGCCCGAGAGGCTCAGCTTGTGGAGTTGGTGCGGGAGTTAAGTGCGAAACTAGAGTCAGCTCGAGGTTGGGTTGCTACTCATGCAATGCAAACATATTCGAGAGTAGCGGACAAAGAAGCTGGCGAAATTTCAGATATGTTAGAAAAAGCCCGAGCCAAGCTTATCGAATTAAATATATCTACTGAGGAGGGGAAATGATTCACGAGACAAATATCTCAGGATTCGTCTCAATTCCAATAATGGTGACCATAAACTTGCGAACAGCAAAATTGCGTCTTGCTATGTTTATGACCACTGGAGAAATTTATAATTTTAATGGCGATGATTACGAGTGCCTAGGAATTCTATGACCTCACCACAACCCACGCCACGAGAGGAGACAGAGGGATGAACAACTACCTCCAGCTTCGCAAACTTATACAAAAGTGGAAAAACGAACCGCCAGAGCCCGGAGAAAATCCAGAAGAAAACTGGAAACAATTTTTAGGAGAGCAAGTGACATACGTCTATTATCACCCAATTAAAAACCAGCTCGTCGAAATGTGGCAGTACAACGGTGAGGTAATTGAAGTCTTGTTTTTTAGTAATGGGCACATAGGGCCATATTACTACATTGGAGAATTATGACATACGTTTACTACAGCCATTCATTAAACGAACTTTTTACGCTGCCAATAAAACCAGAGAAATCTGCAAAAGTTTATTCGCTATTTATTGAGAGTACAGAATTATTAACAGACGTAGTATATGTGGGGGTGTTGTGAAACGCTCTGAAATGCTAAAAATTCTACAAGATTCAATTATAAAACACATGAACCATATGGAATGTTGCTCGAATGAAGAAGAGATGTATAGCCATATTTTAGACGACTTAGAACTTCATGGCATGTTACCGCCGTATAATCCGCCCAATCTAGACCATAGATGCGTCGATGACTGCCAGTGGGACCCAGAAACGGAAATGAGTGATGATGATTTTAAAGCCATGATGGAGAAAGTGAAATGAGCAAACAAACATTTTTAGTATACTCAGCATTTATTTTAGGATTTATGCTTTCCTCTGCCTGGCATAGTTACAATACGCCTGAGGTAATTTGCAAAAGAGCATTGGAGAAAGTAAAATGATTAAACGAGACGAATCCGGTTTAATTGGTCAACACGACCCAAACGTACCTTCTTATTTGGATTTTGGCGATTCATGCAACCGTTGCGGAATTATGTCCCTTAGTGGGTCTGAACAAGACCGGTCTGTAATGAACCAATTTGTACTTGCAGACGGCTCCTTAGTAAGGCATCCGGCGCAAGCACCTTGGAACGACCCTGCAAAGACCAGCAGAGACGCGCTAGTGACCGCCGTTGCAGGCATGACCCAAGAATTGGCTTTAAAGGTCCAAAACCGCTACAAACTGTTTATAAACAAAGACATTTTAATGCCAGACGTTCGCAATCACTTGCGGCTTTGCGCCGGTCTACCTGGCACATTAACTGGCTATTTATTTTTAAACATAAGCATAGTTTATGCGGCAAAAGTGCAACCAGAACATGAATTAAATCAGCTAATGAGCATGTGTATTGTTGCGGGGCCAAAATATGTTAAAATGCTTTGCAAAATGCACCCTGATTGGAAAGCCAACATCACAGAATATTGGGCAGGCTACCCATTCAGAGACCAAGCAGAAATAGGACAAGCTTTTATTGCTAAAATTGAGCAGGAACTAGCAAAATAATGGAACAAAGACACGTCTGGTATAATGGGGTCAATAATGAGCTTTATGATTACGGCGTGTTCATGCACAAAGCGCTATTAACTCACCTAGTGGTTAATCCAAGTCAGAATCTTGAATGGCACTATTTAGGCTTTTTATAATACGGACCAAAAAAGGAACAAAAAATGACCAGAAACCAAGCGATATTAAAGCTTCAAGAGTATTTGGGCTACAACAGCAACATTCCGGCGGAAGAGGTGCTGAACTTTGTAGAATTGGAGCTTAGCATGGAACACAAAGAAACATACAGTTTTGTGTCCTCTAATGGAGAGCTAATCAGCACACATGTGATAAAAGGATGGGAAATTGAGTAAGCCAGACGAATTCTACAACTTGTACGATTGGCTGGACAATCCTCCTTTAGACCAAAACTGGGGCTTGAAATGCGAATGTGGCGTAGACACTACTTATCCTAATGAGCCAAACGCAGAATACATGCACTCAGACTGGTGTCCCAAATACAAACCCCTCCCCACGTCCTAGACAAAAAGCACGTCTGCTACTGTCTGTTATTCTATACAAACAGTTTGTTCACAAGCACATAAAAGAAGAAACGGTTTTAGAGCCTTTATGGCTTAAACTGTCTTTTTTTGGCTGCAGAGGCGTTATAGCTAATATTTATTATGCTATTGTAGGCTTAAAATGGTAAAAAGGGAGCCTAGAGTGCCCAATTACATATTCAGACTCTATCTAAACACCGAATGGAAACTGTCTTATGAGCTTTATCTTAAACTTTGGGACAGCATAGGACATAAAGTTGACAAAGAAACAGAATATGCTATTATTGCAGCTATAAGAAGGTTTAAGTTGTGCAAAAAAGAAGAATTGTAAAACTTTTTACGGTGAAAGACCGAATTGATACTGCAATTACCGTACAGGTATATATTCATCTGAGAATGCACTTAGAGCCAAATAACAGCCAAGAATATTTATTATGTAGACACTTACTAGGAGTAAAATATGAGCCAGACAAAAACGTTTAAAGCCACTATAGAAGTAGAATTGTCTTATGATTATCATTATGATTCAGAAGTTGGCATAACCATACTGTCTAACTCTTTAACTTCTGAGGGCATGTTAACCATTAGAAAGGCTATAAAGGAAGACGCGCTAAAAACAGAGGTTCTAGAACGGCTTGCAGACGAATCTGCCGCTCAAATCCCATTATGGAACGAAGAATTGATAGACGTTGCAAAATCATCCTAGCGCCTCTATACTTATTAGTAAGTACAAAGGAGCTTTTATGAAATGGCAATTAATCGGAACAGTAGTTTTGTGTGCGGTAATAAGCATTTTAAGCAGCCTTTTATACGTTACAGAAACTCCTGCCGCGGCATTAACGCAGAAGCAGCAACAAGAGTGTGAAAAGCGCGCCGACAAATGCTCCACTGCTCGCGCTATGGAAAACATAGCAGCTATGGAACACCGCATAATAGGCAATGACGGCCTTTATAAGTGGTATTGGCAGCAATCTAAAGCTAAATGTAAGCCTAATCAGGACCCAAACATGGGACTTCATACTAGTAAGTGCCACTAAAATACTAACTAGCACCCTTGTGTATAAGCAAGGGACATATGAGCAACGAAAAGACCTATAAAATAGTCAGAAAACACAGCAGCAAAAGACTTGAAGGCATTATTGCCGACTCTAAAGCCAACAATCCTCCTGAGCCCGGCTATAAACCAACATACTCAAAAATAGAAACTATCCCGTCTACTAATAACATATTGCACGACATTTTAAAAACTGTGGCGCTTCAAGCGGAACGTCTAAAGCTTAAGGCTGTGGGCGGTTACGGTTTGGAGCCTGAAGAAATGAAAGCTCTTAAAGATTGCAATGAAATAGTTATGAAAATAAAGGCCGATGAGCGCGCAGAAGTGTCTCAAGCGGACTTAAAAGCCAAAGTCGAAAGCATGACAGATGAGCAGATACTAGAGTATGCCCAAGAAGTGCTACAAATAACTGAAAAGGACAAAAAGTGAGTTTGCGCGGTCAAGTGCCTTTTACAGTTTTAAACTACTTAATAACTAGAGCTACTGTGGACGGTACTCAGGAGTCTGCCACTGTAAGAGTTCCATACGAGGACCTATTGGCCCTAATTGGAAAAAAAGTGGAGTCAGACGAGGACCGACAAAACTCTTTATTGGACCTAGTAATAAAAATGGAACTGTCTTGGGACGAACACACCGAAGACGACCAAGAAATTGTAGAAATAGACACTGAATTTTCAGAAGATTATAAGGACTAATTATGTCAAATTTACCTATTGACCAAATTCCGTACAAACTAAGAGAAGCGCTGCCAGAGGATTTAAACTTTATTTTTCATAGTTGGATTTCTAGTTATAAAAGCGGGAAGCCAAACCACAACACTCCTCCTCCTTTCTACTTTCAAGGCCAACATAAAGTTATTGAGCGCATACTACGGCAAGCAAAAACTTTACTGCTAGTAGAAGCAGAGCATTCTGAAAACGTGTTTGCCTACATTGTGTACGAAGAAATTGAAGGCATTTTTGTTTTGCACTATGCTTACACAAAAAGGCTTTATCGCGGCTTTAAAATGATAAAAAAATTGCTCTCAGAAGTTCGTAAGGACGATAAAGTGGCTGGAATATATACGCAAGACTCAGCGTCTGCCCGTTTTGTTGCAGATAAACTTAATTTGTTCCACAATCCTTACATTTTAATGGAATATTTGAAACCTTTACCCCCAGCAACGTAGGTAATAAATGAGCTCCGAAAGAGATTTGGCAGTACAACTGTTAGAATTAAGGCTTAATACGGCCTTAGACAAGGGTATTGACACACAATCTAGAGTTATTCAGGTGGTTGGTGAAATAGACTCTAATATGTTTAGACATATTGATGCCGGGCTAACTCTGCTTGAAGAAGGTTCTAGAAAAGCTATTACTTTGCGCCTAAACTCTGAAGGCGGCTATCCAAGCGACGCTTTAGCCATTGTTGGCCGTATTAAGGCGTCTTCCTGTCAAATAATAATTGAAGCATATGGTCAAGTAAGCAGCGCTGCTACCATAATTTTGGCAAGTGGTAAAAAGCGCAGAATGTCTGAGTACTGTTTGTTCATGACTCACCAGTCTTCCTATGAAGTTGGCGGCTCACACGTTGAAATCAAGGATGCGGTAGACCAAGCAGAGCAAGAAGAAAAGATATGGGCTTCTCACATGGGAAGATTTACAGGTACAGACGCCGAATTTTGGTATGAATTACATAAAACAGGAAAAAACAAATATTTTAACGCGACAGAGTGCCTAAACATGGGTATTGTGGACGAAATTTTTTAAGGAGAGTACAATGGATTTTACAAAAACCGCAATAAAAGCCCTAAAACGGCTCCCAAAAGACCAGCTAATTGCTCAAATAATGAGTATGGCAGCTTACGCGGAACAACAAAAGGCCGCCAACATTATTTTATTAAACGCAATCGAAAAAATTAAACAAGAAAGAGCCACAGAGCTTGAAAAAGGAGCAAAAAGTGAATAAACTTATTTTAGCAATTATGACCGTGGCCTTACTTGGCAATGCGTCTCCGGCTCCTTCCCCGGCAGCCGTCTACAGTATAGAGCTTAATGAGCGCAACACAATTACTATGCGCGGAGAAGTTACTGGGGCTTCTATGGCCAGTCTTGAAAGGGATTTTTTGGCTCAAATAGTTGCCAGAGGCAATGAAACCTACCCAATTTACCTAGTTATCGATAGTCCAGGCGGAGAAGTAGACGCTGGTCTTGATTTTATTGCTTTTGCTCAGACGTACCCTAACGTTCACACTGTAACTTTATTTGCAGCGTCTATGGCAGCAGCTATTGTTGAAGGTCTTCCGGGCCAGCGCTATATTACAGAAGCAGGAATTCTTATGTTTCACAGAGCCAAAGGAGGCTTTGAAGGACAGTTTGAAGATGGTGAGGTAGAAAGTCGACTGAAATTGGCAAAAGACATTGTGCGAGTTATGGAAAAAACTAATGCGGCCCGAATTGGCATTAACCTTCAAGAATATAAAGCTAAGGTAAAAGACGAATGGTGGTTGGTTGGTGACAACGCTGTTTCCTATGGAGGCGTTGACAACAAAGTGGTGCTTAGATGCACACAAGAACTCATTCAGTCTACGTCTGTAGTAACTGTTCCTGTGATGATTTTTTCTGTTAATGTTGAATTTAGTAAATGTCCTTTATTGCGTGTAGGGGCTTTGGCAGACAAACAGTCCTCTTCCGTCTACAACAAATTTAAAAACCAAATTGATAAAAAGTTTACAAAGCCTTTAAAGGGCTTATAGGAGTATATCATGAGCACAGTAGAATACGTAAAGTTTCACACAACCATTCTTATTAAGGGACAATACCACAACTATTTAAATCCGGACGTAATGGAAAAGTCTGGATTTACTGTTTCAGAGACTGAGCACGGTATTACTATTGAAAACAAAAGCAGCCTTATTAAAGTTGGGTGGCCAAACATTGTCTACCTTCAAACATCTAAAGATAACCAACAAGAAGGATTTTATCCGCCACCTAAAAAGGCCGCAAAAGCATAATAAATGGCAAAAATAAGCGCTGGTATATTAAAGCAGGAACTTCTAAAAAGGGCCGAAAAAGCTAAAAAAGCTTCGGAAAAGCCCCAATTTACCCTAG